CTGATTGTCGAAGGCTTCTTTGACGTAATGAGACTATGGCAGCTTGGCTACCGAAAAGCCATTGCATTAATGGGTAGTTCTATGTCAGTCACGCAAGAAAAATTGATTGTCCAGGCAACCAATTCAGACAGCACGATCATCGTAATGCTTGACGAGGACGATGCCGGACGTGCTGGACGTGAAGACATTATGCGACGGCTTGCAACCAAGTCCTTTGTGCGCGTTGTTGCGTTTGAGAAAGAAGGCTTTCAGCCAGAAAATCTTACTCATGACTATGCCGCCGTCTTGCATCTTGTGCCTGATTGAGACATTCGCTTGTATTACAGCCCCCTTTCATTAGGGGGCTTTTATTTTCTCATACAGACAGAACACATCAAGATTATTTCTTGCCAGCGAATTTTTATACATCACTATATGTTTCGCTATGCTCATATCCAAGCGTCAGTCGGACAACGTCTTTTCGCACTGGATTGCCCCGTTGGACAATTTCCAGTTTTCCACCCAGGAGTTTTACGACGAAGTTGAAAAGGAACTGGCCGCACGGCAGGTTCCCGGATTGAAAATCTCTCGCGTGGATTTCTTTGAAGGCAGTGTACTGTCGGACAAGCGAACATATCTTCGTCTGGCCCGCGAGCGTTACGCCTTCGATGTCTGCGCCGCCCCGTTTGGCCGCGAGTATTTCTTTTCCGTGCGACTTGTTGAAAAGCCGCGCTTCGGGTGGCTGGCGCTTATCGCAATCGGATTCCTGCTGGGTGTGGCCTCATGGCTAATTGGCCATATTGGTATCAATGCTCTGGGTCTTGCCGTTTTCGCTGCCTTTGCATATTTAATATACAGGTCAATTCAACAGTCAGACTCTGAACCCGATAAAAAGGATTCAAGTAGCCCAGTGAAGCTGCCGCCCATTCCCGATTTACAAAGTCTCTTGCTCGACTACACGGTTATCGGCGCATGGTATGATCGCTTTCGCAAAGACACCTATTTCCGGCACGACACGCGCCTGATGTATCTGACAGTCATCACCGAAATCGTTAAAATGAAGGTGGATGAGGTAACAGCCGCCAAGGGCGTGAAGCTTGTTCGCAGCTATGAATACAGTCCAATTCTTGGCGAACTTTACAAAACGGCGACAGTAAAGCCCAACGCCGAACCTGCGACAGTGTAGTCCCATGTCGCGGCTTGACGAAGAATTGAGCGCGAGGTTCCACCGCTGGGAGGAACGTGCTCGCGGCTGGCAGGTGCATCCCCATCCGGTTGCACCGGAGCCGTCGTTTGTTCCATTTCGGAACACGGATTTTTTTGAGAAGCCGGTGATTGACGACGGTCGCAAGCCAGGTCTATTTAGTTCGTTAAAACAGAAATTTGCTGGCGGAAAGAACACACCACCTTCCCCGGAGGACACCGAAGAAGCATCAGAGCCGGAAATTCTTGAACGTGGAGAATTGATCGAATTGACGCTGAACTTGCCCAAGGACTTCGCGGGAAAACCGCAGGCATTTGCGCAATTTCTCTACAGCCTCGCTCACCTAGCAGAACCCGTTGCCTTTGAATTACTCGGCACCTCCACCCACAGCATTGCGCAATTGGTAGTTAGCTCGGCAGACGAAATGCGGGTAAAACAACAAATCCGCGCCTTCTTTCCCGAGGTGGTGTGTCTGTCCACCAAGGGAACTCTTGAAGCCGCGCTCGATGCAACTGGCGAAGGCGCGATTGCCGTGATCGAATTTGGTCTCTCCCGCGAAGCCGTATTGCCGCTCGCCGATGTTGACCATGATCTTTGTGTGCCACTGATCGGAGCCATGAGCGAACTTGCCGAAGGGGAAATCGCCCTTTACCAAGTGCTCTTTCAACCAACAGAAAAGCCCTGGGCGGAAAATCTTCTTCGCTCTGTCACAGATTCTTCTGGCGACGCCTTTTTCGTCAACGGAAAGGAATTGGTTTCCGCCACGAGGCAAAAGATTGCTCGTCCACTTTATGGAATGATTGTTCGCGTTGCAGCGTGCGCACCCAATTTTGAGCGAGTCATGGACATTGGCCGAAGCTTGGCCGGAGCATTGAGTGCCTTTGCCGACCCAAACGGCAATGAATTGATTCCGCTTAGCAACCACGACTACCCCTTGGAGGCACACATCGAGGACATGCTTCGCCGCCAGTCGCGCCGCAGCGGAATGCTTCTCAATGCCGACGAGCTGATCGGTTTCGTGCGCTTCCCTACCGAAGCGGTTTCTTCGCCGAAGTTTCGCCGACAAACACAGAAGACCAAACGTGCGCTGGCCATCACGACGGCGGCGGAAGGTCTTGTGCTTGGCACAAATACCCATGCGGGCGAGACGCACACCGTTGTTATCGCGCCCGAGCAGCGTGTCCGCCACACCCACCTGATCGGTGCTTCAGGAACCGGCAAGAGCACTCTGCTTTTCAATATGATCCGGCAGGATATTGAAAACGGCCAGGGCATCGGTGTCCTTGACCCACACGGTGATCTTATTGAAAGCATTCTCGGCGTTATCCCCAAAAATCGCATTGACGATGTGGTGTTGCTCGATCCCGCTGATGAAAATTTCGTAGTCGGATTCAATATCCTCTCGGCGCACTCGGATTGGGAAAAGAATCTTTTAGCGTCAGACCTTGTATCTGTATTTCGCCGCCTTTCCACGAGTTGGGGCGACCAGATGGGCAGTGTTTTGTCGAACGCCGTGCGTGCTTTTCTCGAAAGCGAACGCGGTGGCACGCTCGCGGACTTGCAGCGGTTTCTATTGGAACCCGGAGTGCGTGATCAATTTCTTGCGACCGTTCGGGATGAAGGCGTGGTCTATTATTGGCGCAAGGGCTTCCCCCAGCTTGGGGGCAACAAATCCATTGGCCCAATCCTCACCCGCCTCGATACCTTCCTTGGCCCGAAGCCTATCCGCTACATGGTATCGCAGCGAGAGAACCGGCTCAATTTCGGCGACATCATGGATGGTGGCAAAATCTTCCTCGCCAAACTTTCGCAGGGAGCCATCGGCCAGGAGAACGCCTATTTACTTGGCTCGTTGCTCGTCATCAAATTCCAGCAACTCGCCATCGCCCGCCAGCGACAGGAAGCCGCCGCGCGGCGCGACTTTTGGCTTTATCTTGATGAGTTCCAAAATTTCATCACTCCCTCGATGGCGGAAATTTTGACTGGCGCACGCAAGTATCGGCTCGGCCTCACTCTCGCGCATCAAGACTTGCGCCAGTTGCAGCGTGATCCCGAAGTCGCCAGTGCCGTGCTGGGCAGCACAGGCACGCGGATTTGTTTTCGCGTTGGCGACCAAGACGCACGGGCGTTGGAAAGTGGCTTCTCATCATTTGAAGCCCGCGACTTGCAAAATCTCGACACCGGGCAGGCGATTTGCCGCGTCGAGCGGAGCGATTTTGATTTCAACCTCAGTGTTCCACTGCCGGAGCCTCTCGATGCCCAGACCGCCGCCGCGCGTCGGCGGGAAGTCATTGCCGCATCCCGTCAAAAATACGCGGCATCCCGCGCGGCAGTGGAAGCAGCCATCTCCGCTTCGCTGCCGTCAGCTCCGCTGGCAGCGTCCACCCCCGCGCCGCATCAAGAGCGGCCCAAGGCCGCCAAGCCCGCAGGCCCGGCAGTGGCAACCGAGGCTTCGCAATCTCCGTCGGTTGCCCCAGCCCTGCCTGCCCAACCCGAACCCCCGCCACTGGTTAGGGAGGAAAAACTTGTTGTCCAGCCTACTGACCCAGGACGCGGCGGCGTAGAGCATAAGGCTATCCAACGCCGAATCAAAGAAGCTGCCGAAGCTCTCGGGTTCCGGGCGACACTTGAGAAGCCCCTGCCGAACGGCCTGGGCATTGTTGACTTATTGCTAGAGCGCGACGACCAAGCCCTTGCCGTCGAAATCACCGTCAGCACGACCATTGACCATGAAGTCGGCAATGTTTCCAAGTGCGCCAAGACAGGCTTTTCACAAATCGCAGTCGTCGGCATTGATGAGGCCAAGCTAGGCAAACTCGCGGGCGCGGTTGCCAGCAGCCTCGGCCAAGAGGTTGCCGCCCGCGTGGGATATTATTCGCCGGACACCTTTCTCACTGCATTGGAAAACCTGCCGCCGCCTGCGCCACCGACTCCCGAAGTCAAAATCGTGCGCGGCTGGAAAGTCAAAAGCAGACTGGCGAACATACCCCCCGAACAAGCCAAGGCCCGCGAAGAGGCACTCATCAAAGTCATGGTAGACGCGATGAAAAAGGCAAAGCGCACAAGGTAAATAAGGCGGCACAGAATCTTGATGATCGAAAGTCGTGAGGTATACTTCCGTAACAAACATAAGTGCTTTTGCCTCCTCAAAAGCTCGCCTTGATGCCAAACTACCACCAAGATGCTGTGCAAGTATATCGTTCATACTTCTTACCTTCATGGCTAGCGCCCCCCAGATTAAAGCCCTCCTTCAGAGCCACGGCAGTGGCGATGACGAGCGATTCTATGCTATCGCCTTGCAAGTGGCTGCAGCCGAGGCCCGCCGGGGACATGAAACACTCGCTCTGGAGATTAAGCGGCTCGTTGACGAAGCCAAGCAGCGAAGGCCCCTTCCGAAATCAATGCCTTCCATTTTCCATGTTGCTCAGCCGCAAGGGGAAGCCGCTGAATTGCTGGAGCACATTGACCTTGGCTGGAAGGTAAAAGATTTGATTCTCCCGGATATTCTTAAGTCTCGCATTCAGCGCATCCTCTCCGAACAGGAAAATCTCAGTAACCTGAAAGAGCACGGGCTTCGCCCACGCCAACGCCTTCTTTTCACCGGCCCTCCTGGGTGTGGTAAGACTATGACTGCTGCTGCCTTGGCTGATGATCTCTCCCTGCCGCTCTTTGTCGTCCGGCTCGATAGTCTCATTACCCGCTATCTGGGCGATTCGCTAAGCAAGCTGCGCCTCATCTTTGACACCGTCAATCAAACCCGGGCCGTGTACCTTTTCGACGAATTCGATAGTATCGGCTATACGCGAGACTTTACCAGCGATGTTGGCGAAATGCGCCGCCTACTCAATAGTTTCCTCGCTTTCATCGAAAAGCTGACCAGCAACAGCCTCGTCATTGCCGCAACCAACCACGGCGATCGTCTCGACAAGGCTCTGTATCGACGCTTTGACGATCTTGTCGAATTTGGCCTACCCGACGGAGCCCATACGTGGGCAACTGTTCAAACCCGCTTGCATGGCCTTCCCGCCCCTCGACTTGGCAAGAAAAAGATTCTCAAAGCAGCCCAAGGGCTTAGCTATGCCGAGATTACCCGTGCCTGCGAAGAATCCGCCAAGGAAATGCTCCTGCACGGGAAACAATCAATCACGACCGACACCTTGGTCACAGCTTTGACTGAGCGCCGTCTCTTTCTCAACCACTAGTTTGAACCCCAACGAATACGCTCTGTGCCAGATAACACGCAGCCTTTTGTGCCCCTTCCAAGGCCTACGCTCAGGCACTTGCTGCTTACAGTTCAACCTCAACGTGTGAATTACACAGGGCGCGGGTATGGCCAACGCAACTTTCGAGAGGTTGTGCGATCCGAGCACGCAGCATTCCTCACGACACAATTACAATCGGTGCGCGATTGGGTGCAAGAATCTATTCCGACAGCTACAATGCCCGAGATGACGGGTATTCCCATTACGCTCACCTCCGAATCTGGCTATCCACTCTCCACGGAGGAGATTTATGCTCTGACCACTCAACGTGGAGGAAACCCCGGCCAGCTTCCGGTGCATTTGCATTCTCAGCAACTGCTCGACGCCGACGGCCGCCCATACACCCGCGTGCTTCTAAGCGTGCCCTTTGGCGGGCTGGGTATCCTTGAGGAAAAAATCAGAAAATTCAGTGTTGGCACTGGCACACGAGGAAATGCTTATATCGCAAATATCGGTCGCATAGGCCAAGCAGCAATTGAAGGTCTCTGGACAGACCCGCAAGAAGATCTCCCGCGCGACGGAAACCCCCATTGGTGGCAATTCTGGGTCAGGAAATATCCCGCAATTGTTCGGGGCCGTTTTTTAGCCATCGCCGAGAGGTTGAGGCTGGAGGTACGTGGGGAAGCCCTCGATCTTCCCGACCACTATGTGTTCGTTGCTCGCGGCACCTATGCTGATTTGGCTTCGTCTATCCCCTTGCTCGACACTCTCGCCGAATTGCGCGGAGCCCATCCTTGCTCACTCGGCCTTACCGATCTTACATCCATTGAACAAGAGGACTATATTACCGATGCCTTGCAACGCATTACCTTCCCTGCGGATAATGCCCCCGCCGTTTGCTTGCTGGACACCGGTGTAAATCGCGGACACCGGCTGCTTGAACCTCTTCTCGCCGCCCCTGACAATCATACTGTATTTGGAGATGGAGACGGCAGCGATGGCTATGTCGCCCGCACCGCTCACGGACACGGCACTCCTATGGCTGGACTGGCTGCCTACGGTGATTTGCGCCAACTTACCGCGTCCACCCAGCCTTGGAATCAACTACACCGGCTCGAATCCGTTCGCCTTTTTGACCCACAGCGCCTTCACGAACCGGACAATTACGGCTCCGTCACGCTTCAAGCCATCCACCTCCCCGAAATTGTTCAAGCCCAACGGCGTCGAGCTTACTGCCTTGCCATTACCGCCCAAGGGACAAACGACGGCAAGCCTTCGGCTTGGAGTGCTGCTGTTGATATGGCCGCCTATGGCGACGGCAATGGGGTAAAGCGCTTAATCCTTGTCGCCGCCGGAAATGTGAATCCAGAAAATGCGGGGGCCACTTACACTTACCCCGACGAAAATCGTCAGACGCCAATTGAAGACCCCGCTCAGGCTTGGAATGCCGTAACCGTGGGTGCGAACACCCATCGAACCGTAGTGACTGAAGCCGACGCGGAAGCCCGCCGCCTCACTCCCATTGTCCGGCAAAAGGATATGCTCAGCCCGTTTAGCCGCACCTCTTGCGATTGGGACACCCATTGGCCGCTCAAGCCCGAGATTGTGTTCGAGGGAGGTAATGCCGCCATTCATCCGGAAAATGGCATAGAGCATCGCGATTCCCTCCAATTAGTCAGCACCTCAGCAAGGACGCAAATGGGGCGGCCTTTCTGTTCTTTCAATGCAACGAGCGCAGCCACCGCCCAAGCCGCTCGCCTAGCCGCCGAGATTACTGCCCGCTACCCCGAATACTGGCCGGAAACCATACGTGGCCTTCTTGTTCATGCCGCCCGATGGACCTCGCCGATGCTTGATGGCATCGATCCGCACCAGCGTTTTAATGCAAACAACCGCCAGCGATTTGTTCAAATACTGCGCTCTTACGGCTATGGCGAGCCGGACGTTGAGCGAGCCTATTTTAGCGCCCAGCACGCCACGACCTTGATCCGGCAGGATGAGCTTAGGCCATACAGGAAAGAACACAGTACCATTAAGCTTAACGATTGCCATATTCACAAGCTGCCTTGGCCTGTGCAGCTTTTGCAAAACAACTTCGAGACTACCCTTACTCTGCGGGTGACTTTGTCCTATTTCGTAGCCCCGAACCCGTCAGCTAATAACGCACTCAAAGGCTCGCGCTATCGTTATGGCGGCAGCCTTCTCCGCTTCCTTGTCCGCAATAGGGACGAAACTGACGACGCCAGTTTTGAGCAACGCTTGACAAGGGCAGCCCAGGAAGATGAAGCAGCGGATAACGATGCCAACGGACAAACCCTGCCCTCCGATCCGGGTTGGGCATTGGGCTCCAAACTTTGCGGCAAAGGCGGCTCACTTATTCATGACGTATGGAAAGGCTCCGCCGCAGACCTCGCCCGGATGGATCGCATCGCTATTTTCCCCGCTAAAGGTTGGTGGGCTTACCGCAAATTTCCTCCAGGTGATACTTGGCACAACTGCCACTCGCTGCCTCTTCGCTACAGCCTCATTGTCAGCGTGGAGTCGGAGGCCAACATCCCTCTCTATACCGAAATAAGCAATCTACTTACCGTGCCCGTGGGTGCAACCTGACCCATTTGACTGAAATTGCGCCGCCATGTTAAGCTGGCTTACATGCATCGAGAATACAGCTATAACGTAAAAATGGAGGTGGACGAGGAAGGAGGTTACGTAGTGTCGATCCCCGCCCTGCCGGGCTGCTTTACACACGGCATGACTTACGATGATGCTTTGTCCAACATCCGGGAGGCCTTCCGCTGCTACGTGAAGGCCATGCACAAGCTGAAGCAGCCACTGCCAGTCGACAAGAAGCCCCTTCAGAGCATGAAGTTTCGCCTGAATTTCTCTCAACTGGTGTGAGCCGGTTGCCCACCCTCACGCCCAGAAAAGTTTTGCAAGCCTTGCAACGGGGCAATTTCCAAATTGTAGCAATCGAAGGCGCGCACCATTCTCTGCGGCATCCCATTACCGGCTGCACCACCATGGTATCCCTGCACCCCGGAGACCTTTCCCGAAAAATCATGGGCATGATCCTCGAACAGGCGGGTCTCTCAGAGGAGGAATTCCGTGAGTTGCTTTAGCGTCAGACCCCCCTCCACCTGGAGGGGCTTTTTTGTTTGGGATTTTTATCTAATGTTGTGCTAAGTTGTGCCCCTGTTGGTCGAATCCAAAACCCAAAAGACAACACCATGAAAACAGGAAACACAGGCGGCAAATCAGGAACCCCAATGACGCAGAGCGCGGCATCTCGAATTCAGAGCGCGACTGCAAAAGCATCAGGAGGGCAGGTTCAGAGTGGTAGCTTCGCAGCAAGGGCACAGTCAGCTGCGGCACTCAACACGCCAGTTCAAGGCGGCAAGAAGTAAAAAACGCTCAGAAAATTAAAACCAACGCCTATGGCTGCTTCGTATCGTCAAATCATATGTAGTGAAGCAGCCATAGGCTTGGTTCCCCATCGAGAAAGTCATCCCTTAACTTGTTCGTCAACAAACGCTACAAAGTCGGCATCGTAGAACTTCCGCAATTTTTCCCAGACAGTTTTTGGAATTGGCAGGGCAAAGAATCCTTGAATGTCTGAAGCAAGCCCTTCCGCTTTCATCAGAACGCCCGCCTTGATTGCCTGATAGGAGGCGTTCAAATGCAGGATTAGAAATCCCACGAAGCGGGCTTCATCGTCAGTCACCGGATACTTTGCCAGATCGAGATTCACCTCTAAGACGCGGGCAAGTTGTGGCTCCGAATATAAAATCTTCCATATATCCCGGTGCTGAGAGGTCAGAGTGAGCAGATTAGCGGCCCGCTGGGTTTGTGTGTCCAGATGCAAAGACCAGCCTGTAAAGAAAAGTCCTCCAACAATGCCGATGGTTTGCAGCAGGTCAAACCAGTGTTGTGCCAGCCAGCTTATCAAAATCATCCCGCCAGTATAGCGCAGATGCTGACATCGGCAAAATTCAGAGCGTGCTCGGTATGTCAGCCCTCGCCAGAACGAGGGTCTTTCGCGGGAGCAAGACCACGCGCTCATCCGGCCCACAACCCACGGTAGGCGGAAGCCGCCCGCACGCTTCGTCCGTAATGTCCTTCCCGATAACAGCAAAATCCCCTGTGTCCAGGGCAAGAATGTCAGGGCATCCGCTCAAATTCGCGGTGCGCTGACCGTTGGAGTGCGGGTCGGGGCCGAGACGATGGAGGAATTTCATGCCCTACCCATAACTATAGTTGCATACAAGTCAAGCATGGATGTTCCTACCCTCGGGATAATGAATAATAAAACCCGCGACGCCATTTGTGCTCAAGTGGCTAAGATGTTCAAAGAAGAGAGGTTACGGCAAAAGCTTTCGATGAACCGCGTTGCCGAACGAGCGGGGCTTTCCTATCAAATGATCAGTTACATTGAGCGAGATCTACGGAACCCAACTTTGGAAACGATGCTCAGAATAGCAGAGGCGTTAAATCTCAATTTAGGAGCGATAATTTCCGAAGCGGAAAAAGTTGTAAAGAACTCTCAAAAATAGTTTTGTTTTTAAGTAAACACATGAATGCACCGAGCGAACGAGTTATTAAGAAGCTTTTTGCGCTCTCCAAAAATCAATGTGCATTTGCAAGTTGCAGCACTTCAATCGTGCAACCGGGATCGGAAACGGTAACTGGAGAAGTCTGCCACATTAAGGCAAAAAATCCTAAAGGCCCGAGATTTGATCCAAAACAAACCGATGAAGAGCGACACGGCTTCGATAACCTAGTCTTAATGTGCGGATTCCATCATACAATTATCGACGACCAGCCTGAAATTTACACCGTTGAGAAATTACGACAAATTAAACAAACGCACGAACAATATGTGAGTGGGCCGGTTGAGATTTCCCCAACCGATGCCGCGTTAGCTCGTGCTTTGTATAGTTCGTATATACACATCGAAGCCAAAGATCATTCCCAAGTGATGATGAACAGTCCTGGTTCTGTTCAGGCCCACAACATCACTTACAAGACTACGAGCAAAAAATCTGCGGCTCCTCAACCAACAGACGTTATCGGAGCAAACGCCGATATGCGCTCATACATAGAATATTTAGTTAAGCGCTACATTGATTGGAGGAAAAAGGGCATAAGCAGCGGCAAGGACAAGAGGCCATTTCATCCATCAATGATTCATCAGCACATCGAAAAAACTTTTTCCTCAAGAACTTTCTTAATCAAACAATCACGATTTGAAGCCTTGGTCGGCTACCTACATTCAATGATTGATGGAACGATTAACGGACAGCTTAATGCTTATCGGAATTACCACACTTACGTAGAGCACTTGGAGGAGTTGCAAAAGAAACCCAGGAAGGCAAAGCGAACAAAAATCGTGTAGCTACTTTTCAATAACATTGAACCAGGGGCCGGTAACCTTTTGACGGGAATAGGTCTCGATAATCCGAATCCGAAGTTTAGTTAAACTCTGTTCTAGATTTTCCTCCGCTTGAACAATCGTAGGTCGGGCGACGCCGAGTTCACGGGCGACAGCAGCGCGAGTCTTCCCTGTCGCCTTGCGGTATTTTTTTGCTAGCGCCATCAGATCGGACTCTGATAACAAAGTGCTTTTCGGCATGGTTACCAACTAGCAAAATAATCTCAGGAAGCCTACTTTTTTCTTGCCGAGAGTAGGCCGAAAGCCTACGTTTCCATCTATGAGTGCCGCGAAGTCCAGCAATCCGAAGCAGCCGCCGCTTGATAACAAAAAGCGGGTGGGTATTTGGATTCGCGTGAGCACGGACGACCAAGCCCAGGGTGAATCGCCGGAACATCACGAGCGGCGAGCGCGGGAATACGCGAGCTTCTGCGATTGGAAAGTGGTGGAGGTTTATGACCTTGCCGGGGTGTCGGGCAAGACGGTGATGGAGAACCCCGAAGCCAAGCGGATGATGGCCGACGTAAAGCGCGGTCATATCACCGGCCTGATCTTTTCCAAACTGGCGCGACTGGCCCGGAACACCAAGGAGCTTTTGGAGTTCGCCGAGTTCTTCCGGCAGCACAACGCCGACATGATTTCCTTGCAGGAGCGGGTGGACACGTCTACTCCAGCCGGGCGGCTCTTCTATACCATTATTGCGGCGATGACCCAATGGGAGCGAGAGGAAATCGTAGACCGCGTGAACTCTTCGATCGCCGTGCGGGCCAAGATTGGCACCGCATTGGGCGGCCCCGCGCCCTTTGGTTACCAATGGAAGGAGAAGCGGCTTGTTCCCCACCCGGACGAAGCGCCAGTACGGAAGTTGATGTATGACCTTTACTTGAAGCACAAGCGGAAGAAAACGGTTATCAAACTGTTAACCGACGCTGGCCACCGCTCTCGGCGCGGGTCAAAGTTCACCTTGTTAACACTCACGCGTTTGTTACGCGACCCGACCGCCAAGGGTGTCCACCGAATCAACTACACGACCCGCGCCAGCCCGACCAGCCCGTGGACAATCAAACCCGAGAGCGAATGGAAGCACCATAAAATCCCGGCTATCGTGAGCGAGGCGGTTTGGGAGGAATGCAACCGGATGATTGATGATTCCTTGAGCAAGCAGAACCGGCCCGCCAAGAAACCAGTGCATCTTTTCGCCAGCCTCACATTCTGCCATTGCGGGCAAAAAATGCACATCCCTGGGAACACCAAGAAATACACCTGCCGGAAGTGCAGGAACAGGGTTGCCGAAGATATTTTAGAGGAAGCATTTGTCGGCGAGATCAGGGACTTTGGCCTCTCGCCCGCCAATATCGAGGTCTACCTCAAGAAATCCGACCAAGCCGCCGAAGAGAAAGAGCAGTCCATCGCCGCCCAACGCGAAGCCTTGCAGGAAACCAAGCGCGAGATTCAGAAGACCTTTGAGCTTTATCAAAAGGGTAAACTCGACGCCGATGGGTTTGCCAAGTTCCACGACCCCCTCGTCGAGCGCCAAAAACAGATTGAAACGACCATCCCCCGGCTTGAGGCCGAACTAGACATCATGAAAGTCCACTCCCTCTCTGCGGACGAAATCGCCCGAAATGCTGGCTGGCTCGCCAACAAATGGAACGAAATGTCCCCCGAGGAGAAGCTGGAAAAGGTCGAACTCGTCACCGAGAAAATCGTCGTCGGGCGCGACGACTTTGAGTTCGTGTTCTACTATTCCCCCTCCGGTAAAGACGCTGTGTAGCGTCGCAAAACGTTTAGGCACGTTTCGCAAAGGTTTGGGCATTTTACAACTTTGGGGGTGATTTTGGCCTTTGCAGACCCCATGCAGCCGTGCATTCAAGCCGCTTGCAAGCCCTTTGTCACGCCACCCAGGGCCATGCCGGGCGAGGCAATCAGTAACTCGGTTACTTCCTTCCCGCCGGGCGTATGCCGCTGGCAAAGGGTGTACCGATGGCTGAGGGGCATGATCTGGCAGTCCTTAAACAGCGCCCGGATGTCCGCACGGTCGTTAATGCTCAAGAACCATCCGCCCTCCAACCGATTGATTAGCCTCGCCAATTCGGCCAATTCGGGCAGCCTCCATGGCGCATAGCCCACGTCCGCCACATCTATATAAGGAGGATCGAAATAGAACAGCGCCTCAGGCCCATCGTAAAACTCCAGTATCTTGCGATAGTCCTGCGCTTCCAGTGTCACGGTGCCTTGAGTCAAACGTTGGCGCACAGCGTTGAATCGTGCCTTCAACTTCCGCCGATCGCCAACCAGGGGCGATTGGGCCTGCCGACCAAAGTGCTCCGCCTTGCCACCAAAACTGCCCTGCTTGATGCGCCACCACCGCGCCGCGCGCTGCAATTCAGTTCCGCCGGTCTCGGACTTCAATAGCTTGAACAAATCCCGGCTGTGCGGCCAACGGGCAATCTCTTCAATCAATGCTTCGGGGTGGGCATGCAGTTGGCGCAGCAAGTTGATAAGCTCGCCGTTCACGTCATTCAGCACTTCATGCGCCACCGGTGCTTTGGCGAAAAACACCGCGCCCGCGCCAAAGAATGGCTCGACATAGCGCGTGTGTGGAATCGTCTCAAGCAGCGGCACGATGGTGGACGCCAGCCGTTTCTTCGAGCCCGGATGGCTGAACGGCACCAGGTTGGAGGGTTTGTGAGGTTTCATAGATTGGGCGTGATGTTGATGGATTTGATTCGGGTTTGTTTGCCCTGATGAACGGGAATGACCAAAGACGGGACGGTGTAGGTGGTCCCGGTGGGTGTAAAATCGCCGCTGGCCGAATCGGAATTTGACCAGGTAGTGCCATAGTTTGGGTTGTCGTAATCCGTGACGCCCATCGTGCCATCGCCGGTGGCATCACGGCTCTCCCATACAACGACATAATGGTAGCTGATGCCCGCCAGGACATTGGACACGTTGAGGGAGTAATGGCCGCTGCGGTAACTGAATTGAACGAGGCCGGCGGTGGCGGCGCGATTTTCCCATAACCCATAGATGGGATACGTCACGCCACCATTGCCAGTGAACATATCACTGATCGAGGGGCCGATTGCGCCAGTGCTACCGGCGGTTGCTCCCAACAGGAATCGCGTGACGGCAGCCGCGTCAGTGTCTTGGTCTTGGAGGGTCAATACGAGCGTGCCAGCAGTGACAGAATCGGTGCCCCCGACCCCATTGGAGGCGCTTTGCGCCGTCTGGGTGAGGGTCAACTGCGTTTTGCTATTGACGGTCACGCCGACCTTAAATTCAGCACCGGTGCCGAATAAGGCGGTAGGAACCATTGGATCATTGATAGTTGTGCCATTGAGTCCGTCCGCGCTGGGCGTGGTGGTGCCGAGGCCATAATAAAGCAGGCTCCCGTTGTAGGCGACGCACGTTGAACTATTGACGCCCGAGTGCGTCACGTTTTCATCGTTCGTGTCAGTGATGGCGGCATCAATTCCCAAGAAGAGCGAACCAGCCGTCCAAGTATAAGTGGCAACGCCATAGGGAGAGCCTTGAATCGTCCAATCAGGATGCGTAGGCGATGTGCGCTTCCATGTCCAACCGGATCCAGTTGTTTGATAGGAGCCATAAACATTCGGAGGAACCGAGAGGGAGCCGAATTCCATGAATCCGACGAGGTAAGGGTCGCCGATATATAAATCGGCGGAGACAGTCGCCGATGGGCAACCCGCAAGGCCAACCCAGATGGGAATAGTCATGGTCAGAATGGCTCGCTGCAGAGAACGAGCAGGTTTTTGGTTACACCGCCGACACAGATGCCCGAGATGAGGCGCGCTTGAATCGTCAAATTGGCGGCATTGGTGACGAGTGCCGAAACGGCGGCGCTATCAAGTTGGGCCGGAGCCATGGTGATTTTATAGGCACCCGGATTGCCGCCGGCGGGCGTGCCGATCCAAACATCGCGCGAGGGCGGCGCTTTGCTGCCGCTTCCGCCGCGATCATGCTTGCCCGATCCGCCAATGGGCTTCTGCGCGTTGGTGAGCAACCCATTCACTCGCGCCTGCCGGTCGCCGGTGTTGCGGTCGCGTTGGAAGCGCAGGAGCGCCAGCCAGTCCTTCGGCGTCAGGTATTCTACCGGGCCAAATCGTAATCGCGTTTTTCCGGTGGCCAAGTCCTCCGTGGTCTCAAAGATCGCGGCGTTCATCGTCGCCCAAGCTGTCAAGCCGCCGGTGAGGTTCAATACGCAGCCTAGGTATGGTCCGCCAATGGTGCCGCATTCCTGTTCGGTTATTTCCCACGTCCCTTCGTATTGCAGTTGTGACAGCGCGAGGTAATAGGCTTCCGCCAATCCCGTCGGCACCGGTTCGCCGACGTAAACGCCGCTGAGCTGGTTGTACCAACCGGTGTTCAAATCGGTGCTCAATACTTTGACAAAAATGGTCTCATTCAAATGGTGCTCGATAACGGGGTTGCCGTTCGCGTCATTGCCCATGTTAACGTCGTAGTTCACAGCGAGCTGAACGAGCGCCATTTGCGCATTGCCGTCGATCCAGTTGGGAATGTCGCCCTCAATGAGCATGTTGCCCCACGCCGTCCCGCTATCGGTCGATCCGCTGGCCGGGTCCGTGCCATCACCGGGGTTGTCCGTGTCCGTCCCGCCATCGGGGAAAATTGGCGCGACCGATCCGCCATTCGTGCTCGCCGGATTCGCGCCCGTGGGATTTGCGGACGCAAACAAATTAGAAATGTTCGCATCGTTCAGCCAGGGCAGGCGCTCCTTCCACCAATCCAGAATGTTATAATCAATCGGCGTGGTCTTGATATATTGGCGCACATACGTCGTCTTCATGCCCTGCAAGTCCATTGTCAGCATGATGCCGCCCGGTTGCAGCGTTGGTGTCGCCGATGGATATTGGTCGATTTGCACGGACCGTTGGTCCTGATCATCCACCTGGCTAACGATCTCGTAGTTGATGACGACCACCGGTGGCACCAGGTCGGGGCGTGCGGCGATGTCGATGCTGCTCGCGGGCTTGCCCGCGCAGGCAAAGGAAACGGCGGTGAGCGCCGTGCGCGGCTTGATGTATAGCGCCGGGCACGGATTGCCCGAGGCCGTGGCGGTGTAGTCAAACCAGGTGACGAAATTCGGATGCCAGCGCAACATGCGGCGGATCACCTCCGCGCACGTCAGGTCGCGCGCCGCCTCCGCCGGCGGGAGAATTGCGCCGCTAATGGTTCCCGGCTGCAGCGGATTCGTTCCGCCGATGCCGAGGATGGCAGTCTGGCAACAGCCGATGGCGTTCAGGATTTGCCAGCTCGTGGTCTGTGGGTTGCCGCTGTCGTCAATGCCGAGGATGAGGTTCGTGATGTTGGCCGTGCCCGGCGGCGAACCGCCCGGCGGCGTCCAGCCGATATAGCCGCCCGTGTTGTGGTAGTCCACTCCGCCGGTAAACATCCAGGCCTGTGAGTAGGGAGTATGCTCGAGAAACCACCATGCATCTTCAAAAGTGTAGCCCACGCCCTCGGCACTGGGGCGGCCCATGCGCGGGGTTTTCGTCGCGTAGCCGATGAACCACACCACGCCATTGCGCTTGAGAATGACGGAGGAGGGACTATACGAGAACGAAAACAATTCCGCGTCGTCGAACTTGGCTTTCGATAATTTGATTTCGAGCGAGCTGGCGCGCTGCGTGCGCCGCACGAGCTGCGCGGCGGAGATTCCCCATGCGGAGAGTGTCTGCTCGAGGCCGTCGCTCGAGCGCTTGAGTGTCCAGATGTTCGAGAGGGCCATTTAGTTTCGTGCCTCCAGCACAATGCCTTCGAGGTCTTTGAGTTTTTGCAAAATTTTCTCGTCACGGTCCTTGAGCGCCGTGCCGATTTTATCCAGCGCCGCCACTTGCGCCGTCGTTCCCGTTTTCACCTGGCTGGCCACGTCCGCGCCCGCCTTGTCCGTCGGCAGCGCCGCCGAGGCTGTCGCCGTTGCGTTCAGGCGGCGCGTGTCCGCGTCCCATTGCGCGCGCTGCCATGGGTCGGGGGCGGGGCGCGTGTGGTTATGGTTGATGTCGATTCCACTGACGCTGAATCCGCTGGCGTTGATTCCGCCGGGGTCGCCGTGCGCGCCATGCGCTTTGCCCAGGTGCTCGCCCTTGCCGATGGCTTTTTCCTCCGCCTTGTCGGCGGTCTTGATCTTCGCGGCCTTTTCATCCGCGGTTACTTTGCGCTCCGCGAATTGCGCCGCCTGCTGCTCGCTGAGCGCCGTGTCGGCCATCAGCTTTTTCATCAGCTCGCGCACCTTGAGTTCGTGTTCCAGCAGTGCCGCCGTCTTTTCATCGCCTTTGGCCTTCGCCTCGGAAATTTGCAGTTCGATCATGGAGATCAACAGCGATTCCTGCTGTTTGTTGATCTTCTCGGTCTGCCGGTTGGTTTCCTCTTCGCTGCGCGTGTTGGCTTCGTCGTCGGCTTTGTTTTTGGCGTCCACCGCCTTTTGTGCCTGCTCCAGTTCGCGCTGCGCCTGCTCTGCCGTCAGCAGGAATTGGTTCACTTCCTCCTCCAGTTCCTTTTTCGCGCCGGCGCTGCCGTCCTCGGGCTGCATGCCCGCGAGAAATGCTGTATATTTTTCCATGCCCATGCCATGCGTGGCCGTCGCGAGTTTGGCTTGCGCGTCCGCCAGCTTTTCTTCCGGCGTCATGTTCTCCACCTTGATTTTTTCCAGCTCCTCGCTCACCTTCGGCGCGGCTTTGTCCAGCGCATTGCGCAGTTGGGTTTGTTGCAGCAGTGCGGCGTTCTTCTCCTGCTGGAGGCGGTTGTTTTCCGCCTCCAGCGCATTTTGCTCGATGAGCTTCGTGCCGTGGTTGTCGATCACGTCGAGCAGTGTGCGCAGCCGCCCGATCTGGTTCGCCTGCCGCGTGGCTTCTTCATCGTCGCCCGCGGCATAGGCGGCGTGGGCTTCGTCCTGCGCATATCTCAGCTCGCGCACCGTGTCCCCGCGGATCGCCGTCATTTCATCCTCGGATTTCGCCGCGGCAATGCGCTGCCGGATGCCGTCGAGTATTTTGCGGTTCGGTTCGTCGGCGGCCACCATCGCGGCGTTTTCTTTTTCATATTCCGCATCCACGCCTTGCATGAGCAAATAAAGCGCGCCGAGCGGCACGAGCACCATGGCCGCCGCTTCACCAATGGCGGCGATGCCCATTGCGCCGCCCGCCTCCGCGCCGCCGGCGAGGATGCTTTCTCCTTCGGCGGCCATGGCGTCTGTGCCTGCGGCGCGGATGCGGACCGCGCGCATGGCTTTTTGTGCGCCATAAGCCGTCACGCCTCCGGCTAGGGCGCTTTCTCCAGCCTGGGCCGCGCCCGCGCCGCTGGCTGCCGCCCGCGCCGCCGCGTTTTCGGCCCAGAGCAGGGTGTTCGCTGGTAATAATCCATTTTCCGCGGCGAGCGCCGCGACATTTTGGCCGATGGAAAACGCCTGTTTTGCCAGCCAGCCGACGAACTCACCAATCTTTATCCCGGCCAGAACAATTCCCAAATCAAAGGCGGCTTTGGCGAGAAATATCAATTTCTCTTTGTTGTCGATGGCCCATTCGACGCAGCGTTCGCCGATTTTAACCAGCTCCCCCAAATCTTGGGCCAGTTCCTCAAACGGCTTCGTGTCCATTTGTTCGATTTTTTCCGCCAGCTCGCCGGCGGATTGCTTGATCGAGTCGAAGAGTTGTTTGGTGGCCGCACCCAGGGCCTTGTTCAGCGCATTCTCCAGTCGTGTCAACGCGCCTTCCTCCGAATTTATGGGCTGTTGGAATGCCGCGATTTTCTCGTGCAGATAATCAATGGTCAGGCCCGCTTCTTTCGCGAGCGCCAGGCTTTTTTGGTCAATGCCCAGGTTCTGGGTGAAAATGTTTCGCCGGCTGGCAATGCCTTCCATCAGGTAGCGCAGGGACATTTCCACCTCGTCCATCGAGAGGTGCATATTACTGCCCGCCAACGCCGCCTCATTGAGCAGGTCGGTCCATTGCCGCAAGGGTATGTTTTGCGATTTCGCGATGTCCACGGTGCGCGTGTAAATGCGGTACAGCGCCTCGATGGGCACTGCCGCCACCTGTGCGCCCTCGCGCAGCTTGGCCATTTCCTCGTTCGCCGCTTCCTCCGCCTGTTCAAGGGTCAGCGCGCCGTTGCTCGCAGCTAGGAACGCCGCGCGCACCGCGATCATCGTCCCTTCGCTCGACTCGTTGAACTCCAGCCCGAGGTGGATGGCTTCCTTGATCTTCGCGGGGACTTCCTCGAGCGCCTCGGTGAACCGGTGCACGAGGTCCACGCTCAACCCGATTTTCAGCGCCTCGCCGATCTCGTTGCCCGCTTCCGCCGTCTCCCGTTCGACCTCCGCCTGCTGTTGCAGCGCGCCGGTCAGTTTGAAGTGCTGGTCGATGCTGTCTTGCAGCGCGAGTTTTTGCAGCTCCTCGTTTTCGCGGTCGCGCGCCGCCGCGGCGTTGTCCTCCGCCTGCATTTGCTGCCGCGCCGCGCGCAGTTGCTGCCACTTGGCGATGATCTGGTCCACGCCCTTCCCGTCCGCGTCGGTGACGAGGTGGATATTGTAGAATTTGTCGGAATCGGCCATGGCGCGGTTTTCCTTCGTTGCTTGGCAGAGAGGTTATCTCAGTTCTTTGCCCGCGAGCGCGGCCTGGAATTCGGCCTCCGCGTTTCGCCGGTCGGTGATGGTGCGGGCGAGCCCGTAGAAGTCGTCGGCGCGCATTTCCCGGATTTCGCCGGGGAGTTTGTGGCTGGCTTCGGCGACGGAGAGGACTTGGGTCGTGAGCTGCTCAAGGCATTCATCGCGCGTGAGGTCGCTTTTTTTTTAGCCAGTTCCGTCGCCAGGTCGGCGATCTTGTCCAGGCTGTAGCCTTGCGAGGCCAGCCACAGCGTTTCAAAGACCTGGGCGAGCTGCCCGATGGTCAGGGCATTCAGCATGCCGCGCGCCGCGTCTAGCGCGGCGGCGTGTTGCGCCTGTTGCTCCAGTGTCGGGTGTTCCGGTTCGGGCGGGGCGATCAAGACGAGCGCCTGTTTGTAGTTGCGCGCGAAGCGCTCGCCGGGTGTTTCCTTGGCGCGCGCCGCGTCGTCCGCCGGCTCAAGGTTTAGCACCTCGATGGTTTGTCCGACCGTGGGCATTTCGACTAGCAGCTCGCGCTCGCGCTGGCCCGGTCGCTCCGGAATTACAAACCGGATTTTTTTGGAATGCGTGAGGTTCATTTTTTAATTTTTGTTAGGCTGAAATTTTGGCCCAAAACGAAATCACTGTTTCGTCGCAATGAGGGTCGCGCCCGGAGCAACATCGAAGCCCGTGTTAGTGTCGCCCACGACATTGACTTCAAGCGTGCCGCCCGCATTGACGTAGAGCCAGCCGACGAAGTGCACGAACATCGTGTCCTGTGTCTCAAGATTGGTCACAATCGGGCCAAAAGTTGTTTCATCGAGTGATCCGTTGGCGAAGTCCTGCGTGACCTCGCCATGAAATGCGTTGCAGGTCGCAGTCCCGGCAAAATCCATCTCGCAACCCGCCGAGGCGCAGCCCGACACATAGGCGTTTAATTCGATGCGGTAATAGCCGCCGGACGCAACTGTCACGCTCAACATGGTGCCGTTGGTGGTAACGTCCGCCGTTGTTCCGGCAATTTGCGCTTGAGTGCCCCCGCCGCCGCCGCCCGCATTCGCCATTACAAATTCTGTGGTGGCCAAAGTGGTGTTGTTCGTGCCGGGGGCCTGTGTCAACCCAACCACATTCCCGTTCAAGGTGCCGTTGACCATTTGCCATCCCATCATGTCCACATTGCCTCCAAAGTTCATTGGGCCGGGAACGGAAAAAAGTGTTGAGTTGATGCTCAGTGTGGTCGCGCCTGGAGAGCCGGATTCGTCGATTTGATTCGCCGTTCCCGCAATAGAAGGAACACCGCCGCCACCTCCACCGCCTGAAATCGTGATGTTGGTTACGCCGGTGATGCGGCCTTTCGCATCCACCGTGAATTGCCCCACGGTCGTGGCGTTGCCATACGTCCCGGCGGTCACGCCCGAAGCAACCAGCGTCGGGCTCGGATAGGTTCCGGTCAAGTCCCCGCCCGCGGTGGACGATAGCAATGCCATCGCGCCCAGTCCCAAATCGCTCCGCGCATTTGCCGCGCTCGTTTCACCCAGCAGCGTCAACCCAAACGAGCCATCGGCAAAAGTGGTCGGCACTCCCGTCCCATTGTAGCCTACTAGCGTGTTGTTGACCGTGCCCAGCGTTTTGACCGCGCCCGTCGTGTTGCCATAAATAAAAGAATTGTTCGCCAGGGTCGTCACCCCCAAACCGCCATTGGCCACGCCCAGCGTGCCGCCCAGGGCCAGCGTGCCGCTGCCGGTGATGGGTGAACCCGTCCAGCTCAACCCCGCCAGGCTGGTGGATGCGGCCACGCTCGTCACCGTGCCGCCGCCTCCCCCGCCGCCGGAAATCGTGATATTGGTCACGCCGGTGATGCGGCCTTTCGCATCCACCGTGAATTGCCCGACGGTCGTGGCATTGCCATACGTGCCGGCGGTCACCCCCGAAGTCGTCAGCGTTGGATTTGGGTAGGTTCCGGTCAAATCTCCGCCCGCGGTGGATGAGACCGTGGCGATGGAACCCAGCCCGAGGTTTGTCCTGGCGGTGCCCGCATTGGCCAGGTCGGAGAGGTTGTTCGCCGCCACCAGTCGCGCCGCCAAGTCCGACGTGAGGCTCGTTACCTGGCTTTCCGCCAGTTGGATGGCTATGTTCGCCTCCAGTGTGATCCGTCCTTTGGCGTCAATCGTAAGCTGCGGCACCGTTGTCGCGTTGCCATAGGTTCCGGCGGTGACTCCCGAGGTCACCAGCGTTGCGCTGGGGAATGTTCCGGTCAAATCCCCGCTAGCCGTTGACGACACCAGCGCCATTGAACCAAGTCCCAATGCCGTGCGTTGCGCCGCCGCGGCATTGAGGGTGATCGTACCGTCGGTGTTGATCTGGACAAACGATGTCGCTCCGGGCGTGGCCATCGTGAAAAAGTTCTTGCCCAGTGTCGTCGCGCCCAGGTCCGCTTCCGCCGTGGCGTTTGAGGCCGCGCCGAGAAACGTCTGTATGAATGCCGCGGGCGCGATCCCCGCGAATGTCGTCAGGTTGGCATTGTATGCCTGCACGTTGGTGCCAATCGCGAGCCCGAGGTTTGTCCTGGCGGTTCCCGCGTTGGCCAAGTCGGAGAGGTTGTTCGCCGCCACCAGGCGCGCCGCTAAATCCGAGGTGAGGCTCGTCACCTGGCTTTCCGCCAGTTGGATGGAGACGTTCGCCTCGAGCGTGATCCGTCCCTTGGTGTCAATCGTAAGCTGCGGCACCGTCGTCGCGTTGCCGTAGGTTCCGGCGGTGACTCCCGAGGTCACCAGCGTCGCGCTGGGGAATGTGCCGGTCAAATCACCACCTGCGGTAGACGATACGAGTGCCATCGAACCAAGTCCGAGATTGTTTCGAGCGGTGCCCGCGTTGGTCAGATCGGAGAGGTTATTCGCCGCCACCAGGCGCGCCGCTAAATCAGTGGTCAGGCTCGTCACCTGGCTTTCGGAAATTAAAATCGAAATGTTCGCAATTCCCGTCGCCCGCCCATCCGCGCCAATCGTGATCTGGGCGACGGAATTGGCCAGACCGTACATGCCCGCCGTCACGCCCGAGCTGGGCAGTGTCACCGTGCCGAGATGCAGGTCAATGGTTGCGCCGCTGGCGGCGGTGAATGTCCCGCCGCTGCGGATCGTCTCCGTCAGTCCGCTGGGAATGGCAAAGCCGTAGTCTATATTCCCGGTCAGCGGGTTGAATCGCATCGGCGCATCGGGGGTTTGCCCGCGCGCCAAGGTTGCCGTCAATATGCCAAGGATGAGGAGTGCTTTTTTCATAAAAAATGGAGTGATGATTTTAGCCGGAAATGAGGCATTTGCCGTTGGCGGGCGCGGCGGGTGAGTCCGCGCCGCGGATAATGCCGCCGTCGTCCGCCACCTGCGTTGCGGCGGTGGACATTTGCACGCACCACGCGCTGAATTTTCCGCCGATATAAAATTCAATCTTCGTGCCGACGGCATACGGCGCGAGATTAAGGCCGTCGGCGTTCGTGGCCCCGCCGCCGGTGTAGCCCGTGATGGCGGAGAGATAAATTCCCGTGTTGGGCACTCCCGAGCCGATCGGCGTGTTCGGCGGCGCGCCAAAATTGGTGCCGCTTTCCTCGAAACAAACGATGCCACGCGCGAACAGAATCGGCTTGGCGGTGCCGTCCGTCGTCAGCGCGTACAGGTCAAGCCAGTATTCTCCTGCGGCGACGCTGTTCTGCGCGGCGGTGAAGGCGAGGATCGCGTGTTGCGCGGTGCCGTCCTCCCATGTTTCACAGGTCGGCTGGGCCAGCGCGCCCGCCGCGACCGTGATGGTCAACAACGGCTCCTGCGTCGGATCGGGCGGCGTTTCGTTCGCGCCCGGCGTGCGGAATTCCACCGTCACGCTGGCGAGGTTGCTTTTGTCGACGATTTTTTCCGCAAAAAACAAGCCGCCCTCGATTTGAAAATCCGCGTTGCGCGGCACGACCGGTCGCTCACCGGTGAATAGGTCCACCAGTTGAAACAAAGCCGCCGCATCCCCCTGGACGCGGATGCGCTTGCATTTGATGGTGATGGGGTCGCTCATGGGTTGATGACGCGCATTGGCCCGGAGGCCAGCGGCACGAGGCGCGCGGTGGAATCGCTGGTCGTGGCGTAGATATAGAGCCAGTAACTTCCGGCGGTGAGGGTGTTGGCGGCATTGGTGAAGGCCGCCACCGCGTGCTGATGCGTGCCATCCGCCCAGTTGTTCGCCGTCACGGTATTGTCCAGGCTGCTCACCGTCTTGGTGAGTGCGGGCGTCGTGCCGGCGGCGGGCGCGGCCCCGTTCGTGCCGGCGGGGATGATCTGCACGATGATGTTCGTGAGTCCGGAAACATCGGTGATGATCGCGCCCGCCAGCGCGCAGCCGACCTCGACCTGGAAATCCGTCGCGGGCAGGACGACGGGCGCTGCTCCCGTCAACACGTTCAACGGGTTGTCGAGGGCTTCAATGTCCGCGAAGATGCGGATGCGGTCGCTGGGAAATGCGCTCATGTTAGACTCCGATTTTGGTGATGGTGCCGCCGGTGATGGTGTAGAGTGCGAGCGTCGAGACGCCGTTGTTCAGCGCGTGGTCGGGAAACTCGACCGAGATCACGCCCGTCACTTGCAGCGTTGAATAAATCCCGTCGCCCGGCCAATCCGGCTGCATCGTCCATGTTCCCTGCAGTCCCTCGACGGCTATGGTGTGCGTCGCACGGAAGTCCTGCGCCTGCGCCGGCGTCGCGTGTTCGCGCCGCACGGTAAAGGGCACCTGCGTGATGCCGTTGCCTCGGGGGAACACGTCCGCCGAATCCGCGCGCAGGTATTCCGCCACCTGCTGCTGCTTCTTGGTTTTGGGCAGAAACTTGCCGACCAGGACACCCGGTCCTCCGGGGACCGGGCGTCCATAGCCTTGGCACAGGACAAGTGTTCCGCATTTGATGATCATAACGCGAATCCGCGTTTGGTTTAGTGGAGGGCGATGGAATAGAGCGTGTCGCCGTACAGTGCTCGTTGGGCCGCAAACGTCAGGGTGTCGAAGCGCGGGTCGGATTTGTGGAACACAAAGCCGGTCTTGCGCATCACATTGACCTTGTTGACGGTGATCAGCGGGTTGCCGGTGCCACCATCGAGCGTCATATTGGCCGCGCCGGTGAACCGGCTCGCCCCTTGCTGGATGCCCGTGCCTTGGATCGCCATTTGCGCGAGCATCTGCGCGCTCGTCACGTTGCGCGGCTTCACGATTTCCACCTCCGCGGTCAAATCGTCGAGCACCATGCCGACTACGCCGTGGCCTTCGATGTAGAGGTCTGTCCATTTTTCCTTCGGTTTGAATTTGAACGGCGCGCCCGTGAGCAGTGCCGTCCATGGCGCGCTCGCGCCCGCCAGCGCGATGGCGTAGGGCACCGCCTTGAGTTTCGTGCGGTCGTAGGCGCGGCCCGCGAAGGTGGCCGTCGCAATCGTCAGCGTGGAGTTCGCCGTCGTGCGCGCCGTGTTGTTCGCGCACAGTCCGCGCAGGGTGCATGGACCGTAGATTTTGCCCTTGCCCGAGCCGTTGAACTCGGGCTGGTTTTTCACCGCGCCCGCGCTCACCGTGTATTTCTTTCCGGTGGACAACGCCCAGATGTTGATCGGCACGTCCGTCGCGCCGAACACTTCCGTGCCCAGCGCCATCGCGCCATAAGGGTAAAGCACCGGCAGGATCGTGCCGTCCGCCTCGTCAGATGGAGTGAACACGACGTTGATGTCCACATCTTCGAGGACTTCCTCGCGCGAGCCGAGGTCGTTGATTTGTTCGGCGGTCTTGATGTCCACATCAAGCTTGATGCCGCCCATGCTGTAGATGATTGCGCCGTTGAAATCGACCACGCCGGGGCCGATCTCAATCGTGCTTCTGTCGATTGCGTTTGACATTTTATGAGGGAGTTAAGGTTGGTGTTGGGTGAGATTTATTTCGCGGTCGCATTGGCCGGCGGTGCCGGATTTTTGCGGGCGGCCTTGGCGACGGCGGCGTCATTCTCCGCCTTCACTTCCGCTTCCGTCAGCGGCGCGATCGGGATGCCCGTCGCGGTGAACGCCCACCCGGCCTGGTGGTAGAAAACGGTTTGTTGCGTCTCATCGTGCCGGTATGGGCCGCGTGCCAGGGGGCGAGCGGTCGCATGGTCGAGTTCCGGCGGCGCAGGCGGCGTGGCCGGCGCCGGCGTGGCGGAGGCGGTGGCTGCGGTGGCTGTGGGTTCGCTGGCGGTCGCGGCGGTTTCTTCCGCGGCGGCCTCGGTTTCGAGCGCGACGGCGGCGTCGCGCAGTTGCTCGGGTGTGGGTTTTTTGGGTGCGGGCATGGTAGTGTGGAGTTGTGGGTTAAAGAAAAATTATTCCGGATTTTCCGAATAGAGGCCGACATCGGAGACCGTCAAATGCAGCGCGATTTTGTTGAAGCCGGGCAGCGACGGCAGGATTTCCATCGGGTCGTGTTCGCGCGCAAACATCACGCGGCCGGTCGACCACGCCCGGTGCTGTGGCAGCTCCCATCCATGCAGCGTGCCGAGGTCCTTTTCCGCCAGGCCCAGGCAGCCGAGTCCGCTCTTGTTGGATTTTACCTGCTCGTAAATCGAGAGCTGCAGCTTCACGTTGACCGACAGCGATTGCGTGTCCGCGATCACCTGCGATGGCAGCGGGTAATGCGCCAGCGTGAAGATGCCGCTGCGTTTCATCACTTTTTCCTCGATGGTTTGTTCCAGGTCGGAGATTCCCTGCGGGATCACCTCGATGCGTCCGCCGCGCGCCTGCGCGTGGAATTGGCGCGTGCGCAATCGCGCCACGATGGCCTCCTGGAGAAATTCCAGCGCGGAGCTCATGTCAGTTCCTCTCCTTCACCACGCCCGCGAGGTAGGCGTCCAGTTGTTGGTCGATCAGCGCGGCGGTTTCTTTTTCCGGTATCACCGCCGGGTCGGGCTCGTGGTGCGTGTGCGCCGTGAGCCAGAATATCGGCACCGCCGTCCCGCCGTAGCCCGAGTCCATCACCAGCGCCGCCACCGTTTCCGGGCCATGCCAGTTCGGCACGAGCTTGAGGTCGGGCCAGTCTTTCGGCACGGTGCCGACCGCTTCGGGTATCGCCGGAATGGTTTGGATTTTGTCGATGTCTCCGCCGTAAAATCGCAGCCGCACGCCGAGCAGGTTCACACTCACCACGGATTCGCGGTCGCTGATCAGGTTGTAATGCGTCAGCGCCGCCGCCTTGTTCCAGAACCCCTGCGCTGCCCGGTGCGTGACGTTCAGTTCCGGCACCGCCGCCGTCACGCCCTTGCGCGTTTTCAATTCCACCGGGCGCGGGGCCCAGAACGCCGTTTGCGGGCGCGCGCCAAGTTTGTCGAAATTGGCGATCCACAATTCCACGACGGCTTTCGAGATTTTCTCCGTCAGCATCCGCTGCGCCGCCGGCGTCAGCGCGCGCGCCACCGGCCCGAGCGGCGGGTCGATTGGCAATGTGATGATGGTGGTAACAGACATAGGAATTGAAAATTTGCTGTGCGTTAATTCTTCCCGGCATACGTCAGAATGCCGTTGTCCATTTTCACCTGGTCGCCCAGGGCTTCAAGTAGCGCGTCGCGGATTTCCCCGGCGGGCAAATCGCTGAGGCTCGCTTGCAAATCATCATTCATGTCCGGCGCTTCATCCGGCGCGGGCGCGGCTTCGTCGGCGGTGATGATGCCCAGCGCCAGCGCAGTCGCGCGGTCGCGGTCGCGCGTGCCCATTCCGCTGTTATAGTCGAACGGTCCCCATGGCACGCCGAACCGGTTGAAGCCGCCATCGGCAAGCGGCCACGTCCAGATCGGGTCGTCCTTGCGCGCCACCATGCGTCCGGTGTTTTGGAAAACTTCCAGTGCCTTCATGCTGCCCGCCGCGCGCGCCGCCGCTGGCCATTTTTCCGGCCAGTCCCGCGGGCGTTCGGAGCGCCGCACGCGCACGAGCTCCATGATCGGCCAGTCGTCGAGCAAGTGTTGTTTTTGCCCTTGCATCCAATGCCCGCGTCCGGTGATCAGGTCCACATTCGTTTCAATCATCAGCCGACGGCGCGCCAGCGTGCGCAGGTCTTTGATTGTCCCTTCGTCGCCTTCGGCGGGGGTGTAGCCGGTCGAATCAATGACTTCGCCCAGGTGTTTCATGCCCTGTACGATGCTGGTCTTGCCGTCGATTATGTCCTGAACTTGTTGGTCCATTCCCGCGAGGATGCGCCCGCTTACCACCCCGGCGGAAAACCGCGAACGCGCCAGTATCGCCGGCCCGAGCCGTTCCAGTTCGCGGCTCGTCAGCGTGTTCGGCAGCTCTTGCCGCGCATTGAGTGCGGTCAGGGCCTCGTCGTAGGGAATGGGTTGGTCGAAGTCCATGGTCAGAGTCCTCGCATGTCCTCGTCGCGGCGGCGCACGCGCCCGCGTCGCACCGTGGTGATGCGTCCGCCTTGTTGCGGTTGGTTGGTGGCGGCCACCGCGGGCGGCACGATCGCATAGCGGCATGCGGCCACTTCCTTGAGCAGTTCGTTGGCTTCTTTCACCTTGGCGGATTTTTCCCGGTCCTCGCCCGCGCCGACGGGTATTCTCGCGGCAATCAGGTCCAGCGTCGCGTCGCGCAGTTCGTCGGGAATGGTGCCGTCCGGGCCCAGCACGTTGCGCGAGCATCCGCCGACGCGCGCGCGCACGATGCCCACGACCTGGTCAATCGTCTTTTGCACCGGGTCAGAGTTGTCCGATTGCTTCGCCAGCTTGCGGTGCACGGCGATTTCTTGGGGCGTGCACACGGTTTGCACGTCGTCGGCGGTGAGGGTTATCCAGGACATAAGGAGTGAACGAAGAGAACGCACTTATCCCGAGGCCACGAAGTGGCGAGGGATTGGGCGTGGTCGTGTTATTTTATTTTTTGAACAAAAGTGTTCAGCCTTCGGCGGGATGGGACCGCCTGGGCTGAAGAATGGGAGGGTATTATTCCTCGGCGGGGGTTTCTGCCTCCGCGGCGCTTTGTGCGGCGATGGCGGCGTCGCGCTCATCCTGGCGGGCGACGACCGCTTCCGCTTCATTACGCAACATCCCGGCGCGGATTTTTTCCGCGACGCGCTGGGCGCGTGTTTTCTTCACCGGTTTTTCCGGCGCAGCTGCTGCGGGTTTTTTGTTCGCGGCGGCCTTTTGCGCCGCCGGCGTTTGAGTTGGGTCAGGCATATATAATAGGGTTGGATTTTTGTGGTTGGGGTTGCGCTTGGGCCGCCGCCCGGTTTTTCACGCCGGGCGGCGGACGCAAACGGAACCAGTGGATCACGCTTCGGTCACGGTGATCTTCTCGACGCCGAGCGAGGTCGGGTTGATGATCGTCGAGTAGTGTTCCACCATGATGTCGGTGAACTTTGCGCCTTCGTGGGTGTACACGCGGAACGGGCCGCCCCCTTCCGTCGGCGTCATCACGCGCTTGAAGTTCGACGGATCGTCCAGCGTCGCGCCTTCCACGTGGTTGTACGCGTAAACCGCGCTGCCCACGATGTCGGTCTTGGCCGCTGCGCCGCTTTGGTATTGCGCCTTGGCGATTTCCACCGCGCCCACCATCAGCTTCGTGGCCAGCTCTTCCGGCGTGAAGTCCGCGCGCCGTCCGGCGTTGGGCGTGTTGATCGTCTCATACACGTTCACGCGCGACAGCCAGGCGAGCGCGCCGTAGAGCACGTGGTTCGGCCACAGGCCCGATTGGTCGCGCGACGCCTTGAGCATGTTCCGCACGTCGCCGTCCGGGTTGCTCGTCGAGGTGTTGCCCTTCGTCCAGGTCTTGGCCACGTTCGTAGCCGCCGCATCCAGGAGGACGAGCGTGCGCACGAGCTCGTTGCGCCACAGGCGCTGGAGCAGGCGTTGCGTGTACGATTCGCGCCAGTTGTTGCCCACGACTTCGTCGCGGTCCACGCGGATGCGCAACCCCTTGTTCAGCGTTTTGCCGAGTTGGGACTGCCCCGTGTATTCAATGCGTTTGAAATCCGCGCCCGTCGCGCGGATGTCGTCTGCTTCCGTCAGGAAGTATTCCGCATTGGTGCCGTTCTTGAACTCGAAGCGCCGGTCGGCCGGCACGTCGGGCGCGATGAACGCGAGCAGCTCCTGGATGTTCTCCGGGTCTTTCCAACCGGTGGTGAACGTGGTGAGCGGCACCGAATAGTGGAACTCGGTGTCGCGCGACTCGTTGGCGAAGTTCAGCTCGACGGAATTCGCCGCGCTGACACTGCGCCCGGCGCGCGCGCGCGCGCCGGGGAACTCGGGGATCAGGCTGATTTCGCCGTGCCCCAGGGCGTGGCTCGCGCTTTGGATCGGCGTGAGCGCGTTGGCGAAGGCCAGCAAGGCCGCCAACGATCGGGATTTGTTAATGGATTTCATGGATTTTTTTGAGATGATGGATTGAGGTTGGTTGGATTGTTCGCGGCGCGGTTAGATGAATTTCACTTCCGCATGGCCCGTCGCCAGTTTGAGCAGCGTGACGATGTCGGCCACCGCTGCCGCGCCGGTCGCCGTGATCACGATCACTTTCACCGGGCGTGAGGGCGTGTATTCGAGCAGTTGGTTCGCGCCGGTCGTCGCCGTGAGCGAGCGGCCCACGCGCCAGTAAGTGCCGGCGACTGTCGTCGGGTCCGCCTGTATCTGGCCGTTCGCGGCGGCGTAAACCGCCGCATCCGCAGCGATGGCGCCAGACGACCAGCCTGCTGCCGTTTCGTCGCCGATGCCCGCGAGCTGGATGTTTTTATAATCGCCCGCTGCGCCTTCGTCCGTGAACACGCCGATGGGTTCGTCGGCAGCACCGCAGATATCCGCCGTCGCGCCCGCCGTCACGCCCGATTTGGCGAGCAGGTAGCGGGTGGCGACCGCGTTATCGAGGACTCGCGAGATGGATTTGTGCGACTGGAACGACAGGATGGCCGCGTTGGCCGCGGCGACCATGCGCCCGCGCAACGTGCAGCGATAACCGCGCCGATGGTGGCCGCGCAGGCCGCCGTCCAGGAGGACGGCCCCGAGCATGGCAAGCGCGCCGACGAACAGCACGCTGAAGATAATGAACAGATGGAGGATGGTATTCATAGAGGAGATGTGCTTGAGGTTGAAGTTGGGTTATGGTGGCGCGCGGCGCTTAGATCGTTTGTTCCGCGGATGCCTCCATGTTTTTGAATTGGCCGGCAAATTTCGGGTCGGCTTTCACGTCTCCCCAGATTTGCGCCCACGTTTTGCGGCGACCCGGTTTCTTCGCCATTTCCAGTTCCCAGCGCCGGTCGGCTTCCACCTGAATGGCATTGGCCGCGCTCGTTTGCGCCTCGTTGGCCGCGCCGAGGTTGCCGGAAGCCGGCGTATCCTTGCGGGCTTTGCCCTTGATATCCGCCAGCGCGTTCGCCGCCGGCACGAAGTCGGTCTCGAAGCGTTTCTCCCAGCCGCCGCGTTCGCCGGGGGTGATCCGGTTTTGTTCGACCGCATGGTCGAGCAGCGTCTTGGTGTGCGCCTTTTGGGCGTTGGCCGCGTTCGTGCGGGCCGTGGTCAGGTCGGTTTCGGCCTGCGTTTTGCCGCGCGTGGCTTCGGTGAGCTGCGTTTGCAGCTCGGTCGCGTTGGCGGCGTTGGTGAGGAGGGTCGAGATTTTCGTCTCGACCTCTTCCGGCGTGGGTGCGCCGGCGGGCGTCTGGCCATCGCTCGTGGCATTGGCGGCGGACGCGATTTGCGCGTCGCTGAAACCGAGTCGTTTCAGCGCCGCGAGGATTTTCTTGGTGTATTCGTTCATGGTGGTTGACGGTTGTTGGTTCGCGGCTGCCGCTCCCCGGATGTTCGGGTTTGGCGTCAGGCCGATGGAAAGTAATTCGGCAGGCATGAATTCGCTGTTGGCGAGCGGCAGCATGTTCCAGTGGGGCGAGAGGAAGAGTTTCTTGCCTGCCTGCAAAAGTTGTTTGCCCGCGTCGCTCCATTGCAGGTTCGCCCAGATGCCGTCCGCGCGGTTTTCCAGCGCGGTTACATGCCCAAATACGGTCTTGTCCCGGTGACCTTCCTTGGTGGCGAAATGCGCGTGGTCCGGGTGCCCGAGATAAATCGGCGGCGCGGCGTTCGCGCCCGCAAACCAGGCGAACGCTTTTTTCACCTTCGCCACCGCGTCGTTCATCGCATTGGCCATTCTCGTCCCGGCATCCTGCGTGACGATCTGCATTCCGGCGGAATTCGGGAAGCGCCCAAAGGGGGTCAGGCGCAGCCAGCCGTCCTCGGCGTTGGCCGCTGCGAGCATTGGCAAATCACCGTCTGCCTCCCCTTCCAGTCCGCCGCGCACCAGTTTGGCGGTGGCTTCCCCTTCATTGGCCGCGGCCACTCGTCGACCCCGGCCCAAGAAGTCATGCTCATGCGCTATGCCCTTGCATAAGCGCGCCAACCTCTTGCATAGGCGCTGCAAACGCGTGGACGGGTCATGGCCCCCATCAAATCGTCCTGGGGCAATTTGGAGGGGTTCGTGGCGATTTTTAGACATGGGCTTTTTTCTCCATGGAGGTTTGGGTTGGTTGGCCGCGCGGTTTTGTGCCGGGGGACATGCCGTTGGCGAGGCTCGTGGCCAGAATGTCCGCCAGCGCGCCACTGAGCCTCCCATGCTGCGCCATGCGCCGCATGTGGCCGGGCAATTCTTGCCGGAAACGGATCAAGCGTGCCCGCTGCACGCCGGGGTCGCTCAGGTCGGCGATCGCCTGCATCTCCGCGCGGAGCGGCGCGAAGTCGTCCGCCACCGCGTGGCCGCCGTGGTCGGCGCAGGCGTCGATAAACGCCTCGGTCGCCTCGAGGGCGTTCGCCGAGGCCACGCCCGCGGGCGCGTTGCCGCCCGGCGCGTCCATGGCCTGCGCGGGCTTGATGAGCGTGTCCGCCGCGTCCATCGGGCGCTGCAAGCCCAACCGGTCGTAAACTTCGCCCAGGGAAATCGGCACCTGCAGGTTGTAGGCGGTGATGAGGTTCGCCCGATGCTCGTTCATCCCTTTGCGATCCGGCGGGATGAGTTTGAAAAATGCCTTGATTTCCACGTCCTCGCCAAACGCGTAGCGCAAGACCGGCTCGTCGATCTGCTTGTTCATCACCTCGCTCATCCACTTGGCATCATCCTCCTCGAGCAGGTTGGCTTCGCCGCTTTGCAGGCTCGCGCCCGCCGCGTTGTCGCGCGACAGCGTCGAGAGGTCTGCGCCGCGCCAGAGGACGGTGAATGCGCGGTCCATTCGCTCGATGAGTTTCGGGAACGCCAGCTCGCCTTTCACCGACAGGTCGAGGATTTCGATTTCGGTGTCGCGCGTGGAGAGTCCGGCGAATTCCGCCGCCAGCGATTCCAGTGCCTGCTTGTCCGCCTCCCATTGTTCGCTGCCGGGCGCTGCGTCTGTTTTCCCCAGGAATGCGGGCATTCCGTAGCGTTCGCAATAAATCAACCAGTCGTGCAGCGGCAGATGCTTGAACATGTAGGCGACCGAGCAGGGCCGCATCAGCGCGCGGTGCGAGGCGCAGACAATCCAGCCGTCCGGCTCCAGTTCGATGCCTTCGATCTGTCCTTCCACCGGCATATAGCGCAGTCGCCCGCGCCGGTTCTCGAAAAACCACAACGGTACGAAGCGCGCCTCGAGCAGCACTTGCGGCGCGCCAAGCGGCGTCATGGATGCCGTCGGTTTCCAGATCAGCTCGTGGACGCTGTAGTGCACGCCGAGCGCGTCCAGGCATTGCATGATGAGCTGCGCCACGCCGCCCCGCTGGTTTTCATCATAGGCGTTCGTCGCGGAAATATGGTCGTAAGCGAATTTCAGGCATTCCGCCTGGCGCTTGGCTTCCGGGGTTTCATCCTTCGCCTCAATCGTCCATTCCATGCCCGAGACGGATTTCTTCCGCTTGTCCGCCACCGAGGGCAGCGTGTCGTCCGTCCGCATCATGAAGTCCCAGGTGATGGCCGCGTAGCGCACATAGCCCATGTCGAAGAGGTCGAGGTAGTGCCGCAATTTTTCCGGCGTCAGGTTCAACAGCGGGTTCCAGTGCGACCGGCGGAAAATGAGCATCCGTTCCTCCGGCACCATGCCGGTGGTTTTCGGCGCGCCGCCGTGGCGCGCGGTGGTTTTCCGCGGCGCGGGGCGTGTGGGTTGTTTTTTGGCGGGCATGAAAAAAAGAGGTTAGGCGGCCAGGCCGCGGCGGCGTTCGCGCATGCGCATGGAGCGCACGGCGTGGGTGCCGCGCACTTTCACCGGTTCTGCCGCCCATGTGCCTTTTTGGCCGATGGCATGTTCGGCCAGGGCCAGCGCCCAGAAGTGGTCGGCGTGCCCCGCTTCATCCCGCACCGCCGCGATGCTGACGTTGCCGCCCGGCGAGACCAGTCGCTCCGGCTTGCGCAGGTCGTCGCGCAGTTGCCCGTCCTGGGGAATGGTGATCGCGCCGTCCTCGAACACGCCGAGGAGGTTCGTGGCCATGACTTCGGTCACGCGCGCCGTCTCCTTTTTGCGGCCTTCTTTTTTCAGCCGCTGGGTGATCGGCACGGTGGTGGCGAAATTGATGCCGATGATTTTCCCGCCATGGTCCTCTTGCGCGTATTCGACGAGGCCCGTGCCGAGGCCGGTCATGTCGATGCACGACCGGCGGAATTTTGGGAGGGTCACGATTTTGTCCAGCTCGCGTTGTTGGGCGGGCAGGCGCATGTTTTCCATGCGCAGCATCGCCACCACGTCGCGCTTGCTGCCGTTTTTCTCAATCACCGCCTGCACCGAGAGGTCGCGCTTGCGGCCCACGTCCTGGCCGAGGTAGAGGTCGCCGATCGGCTGCTCGCGCAGCCGCTTGATGGTCGCCTCGCTCCACTCCTGCTCCTCGACCACCACGCCTTCGCGCTGCGCGGCGTTGATCAGGTCCTGCGTCAGCAGCGCGCTCGCCTCGTCGTTGAAGGCGCACTCGTAATTCTGGTCGTAAGCCCGCTTGTCCGCGGCCTGGGCCCGCGCCTCGTCCGGCGTGATCTCCTTGTTGTTGATGATCGAGAAAATTTTCAGTTCGCCGGTAGCCCAGGCGTCCGAGCGCCGCACGCGGTAGTAGGGAATCAGCCCGTCGGCGATGAGCTGGTAGAACATGTTGTGCCGGCCATTGCCCGTGCTCGAAATGCGGCAGAGGAAATCCGGGTTCGACGAGATGATCGGCTCCGCTGCTTCCCAGATGGCCGCGCTGTTTTCATGGAAGGCGAACTCGTCCAGGATCAAGTCGCCGGAAAAGCCGCGCGCCGTGCGCGGGTTCGCCGCCAGCACCTTGATGCGCCCGGTCTTGCCGCCGACCGTGATCCGCACTTCAAAGCGCATCAGCTCGTATTTCACGTCCTCCGACAAAGAGGTGTTGGCGTTCAGTTCGTCCGCATTGCTCTCGATCTGGAACTCCTCGATCTTCATCGCCTCCTTCAGCTTCTCGACAATCTCGTGGCACTTGACGACGAACTCCGCGCCGTTGTCCCGCGAGTTGGACAGCACCGTCACCAGGCGGCCAGGGCGGTCGAGCAGCCGCTTCACCGCCCAGCCGGCGAGCGTGTAGCTCTTGCCGATCTGGCGCGACCAGTGGATGATCGCCGTCTTCGTCTCGCTGTCCCAGAAAACCGGCTGCTGGTATTTGCGGTAGTGCACCAAGCCGCTGATCACCTTCGCCGCGCCCGTCAAGCCAGCGGCCTGCGCGGCAGCAGTAACCAGCATCGTCGTGACGACGGCGGCCTTCTTGAGCTTCCGTTTAAGTTTCGTGCTCACGACTTCTGGCCTCCAATCTGTGCCAGGGTGGGAACGTCCGCCGGCTTCTCGCCGAACAAAATGGTTTGCACGCCTGCGAGGCGCTGCGGTTCGCTCAGCGTCCTGTCGCGCAGCAACGCGATGATTTCCTTGCTCTTCGCCACCACTTCAATCGCCAGCTTCTTCTCCTGCACGGCGACTTCGCGCTTCGATATTTCGAGCTTCTCGCGATCCAAAACCAGTTTGCCCTGCTGTTGCAGCACGCTGTAAAGCATGCAGATGTCCTTGGACTCAAAATCTCCCGTCACCTGCATGTCGAGCACCAGTTCACGCAGCGCCGCCATGTTGGCCGCGTCGTAGGCCGCCGGATCGGATTCCTGGATCATCGACTCCGCCTCCGCCAGGCGCTCGCGCCCGCGCCGCAGCCGTGCGCCCAGGTCAAGCGCCCGCCACTGGTTGCGCTGCTTGGCCAACCAGTCGCGCAGCGCAGAGCGTTCGATTTTGATGCCAAAGCCTCCTTCGGACTCGGGTGCATTCACCAGCACGACCATCTCGTCCAGCGTCTTGCTTTCGCCCAAACGGTAAATCCGCTCCTGCGTTTCCAGCGGGGGCTTGTCGAGGACGGATTTGCCTTTGCGCATCATTGGGAAATTGCTTCTTCGCCTTCGGGTGTCACGACGTAGCGCAATGCCGACGGATCGAGCACGGCGCGCTTGACGGAAATGAAATGTTCCGCGCCCAGGTAGTGGAGCTGCTCGCGCAGTTCATCGTCAGTGAGCTCGTGGAAAATCTCGCGGCGCAGCTCCGTCAGCAGCGTGTCAAACTTCATGCCCGTGCTGCCCATGCCCGCGCACATGCGCAGGACTTCCTTGCGGAGAAAAAGTTGGTCAGTCATGGCGCACTCCCTTCTCGATCAGGCGGTCCAGTTTCGCGTCCATCACGTCGAGTTTATCCTTCGACGAATCCTGCTTGGTCTCGACCACGGCCAGGCGCTCGCCGATTTCTTTTTGTTCGCTGCGCATGTCGTCGCGGAACACCTTGCTCGAATCGCTCATTGCCTTCATGCGCGTTTCAAATTCCCCCCTCATCGTTTCGATGTCATGCGTCGTGGCATACGCGTGCGCTTCCATGACTTCGAGCGGCTGCGGCTCAATCAGGTTGTGCTTCTTCGGCGGAAAAATCTTCTGCGCCAGCGCGACGGCGTAGTAGGCGAAAATCGTCAACGCGGCCAATGTGTAGCAGGTCTGGGCAAAACCCGAATCGCTCGGCGGCGGCATGTCAGCAAGGAAGGGAAGCATCGTTTTGGGAAATGGTTTGGGTGTTATGGGCTTTGCAGCGTCGCATCCTGCAAATGAAGGAAATGCATGACGCCGTATTGGAAGAGCGTGAGTTCGGAGCACCAGAATGTGCCGTCACCGAGCGCGAGGAATGCCTTGTCCGTGGGCTGCGGCGGTATGTCCAGCCGCGCGCCATATTTCTCCGCCAGGATGGCATACGCGCCCGGCAACGTGTAATCCACGCGCCAGCCTTCCACGCCATTGTGCGTCTGCGGGCCAAGCACGCCCGAGTTCAGCTGGCCGGATGCGCCCGGCGTCGGCGTCGTCGGCACAATCGCCTTCGGCGCAATCGTGCACGCGTCAAAAATCATGCCGAACAAGGCAATCGCCAGGCATAGGAGAAGACCGCGAATCAGGAGGTCTTCGGATTTGACATTGGCGAGGGTTTTTTTCATGGCAGGAATTTTGCGCCGGTGCCGAGCATCGCTTGCACCGCGTCGAGTTTGTCCGGGTTGGTCGGGTCGGCTTGGCTCGCGTTCATCGCGGTCAGTAGCTCCGCGCAGAACTTCGCGCCCGCCAGCGCCTCGGCGTGCTTCACCATGTCGCCGGTGTTCGCGTAACCTTCCAACTGGCCGAGGAAGGCCAGGAGTTGGGTCAGGATGGTTGCGGTGGTGGACATGAAGGAAGTGTTCGGGTGCTTGGTTCTTCGTTCTTGGCTTTGCGCGAGCTACTCCGCCGGACTGATGTCCACGAAATAGTTTTTGTTCTCGGCAAACGCGCCCTGGGCGGAAGGATTGTCGATCCAAAGGCGAAGCTCGCCGCCGGGTGTAGCCTTGGCCCACTTCGCATTTTCAGATTCCGGGTCACTCGAATAGACCGGGATGAATTTAACTTCCTCGGATTGACCGTGGCGTGTGACGGAGAGGCATAACATTTTGGCGCGGATATTCATTTTTGTGATGGGATTGAGGGTGAAAAAATTCGGTTAATTTTGTTAATTCTGTCGAAGGATTTAGTTTGTCGCGGCGTTCAACCCAGGCGCTTGCGCCGGGAGTTGTCCCGAGGGCGCGGACGAGGGACTGACCGCTGCATTGAGGCCATTGGCAATGGCCTGGAGCAAAATTTTCGCATCGGCGGCGAAAGCGCCGGAGGTTTCCTTCTGCACCCAGTCCGTGGCATAGAGCGAATATGCGCCGACCGCCGCATCCACCAGCGGAGCAAAGTCCGTCTGGTCCGCCGCCGGAATGTCCGCAAGTATGGCCGTGCGCAGCGCGCTCGGGTCGGTGCTGCCAGTCGCGAGAAACGTGTTCAGCGCGTGCCCCGCGATCACAAAGTCGCCCTTGTAGTTCGGATGATGCGCGACATAGGACGCTACGGCGTCTTGAGTTTCCGCCTGCACGAATCTCGCGGCGTTCTGCACCGTGCTCGTCGGCACGCCGGCGGCAGCGTTGTTCAACGTCGTGCAGCCATGCTGCAGCAGGGCGGCAGGGATGATGCATAATAGCAGCAGCGTGGCCTTGGCTGCGGGCGGAAGGCTCGGCGGTGTCTTGCCGAGTCTCTTTTGAATGAATCCCGCCAGCTGCGTGACATAGCCCGTGGTGTCATTGCGCAAAAATTTGTGGAACCAGCCGACGAGCAACGCCGCGACGCCCGACGCCTCGTAACAGTTGATCACCTGATGGTCGCTCAACCATTTGGTGACGAAGCCCAGCAGGACGACGAACCAGCCTTCAATCTGGTCGTATTGGAGTTGCAGCAGATTGACGCCGCAAAGCGAGAGGGAGAGGAATGGAGTGTTCATTTTTTTGGATTTGGAAAATTATCTCCCCGTCGGCGGTTGCAGCCGCAGAGCCGCGGACGGGGAATTTTTTATGTGGTGGGAGGAAATTGGCTGGGAGAAATTTGGTTAATTCTGTCTAAGCCGCTGCGCCCGGATTCTTGGACAGAATTACAGAATAGGATTTGGGTTTGCCGGTCTTGTTAAAGCGTTTCAGCAGGCTTTGGATGTGCGCCGTGAATTCGTCGTGCATCCGAAACCGAAAGCGTTGCAGCCATTTGGTGTATTCCCGCCCCAGACCTTGTCCGCGCAGATACGGCAGCAAAAATTGGTCGCTCGCCTTCCATGCTTCGAACATCGGGCGGACGGTTTCCTCCGTCACTTTTATCGCGGCCCTCGGCGCAGTGGGCGCGGGCGTTTCCTTGTGTTGCGCCACGGCGGTGGCAATCCGCAGCGCGTCCCGCACTTGGGTGAGATCGCTTTCCAGCTTGAGCAATTTGCGCCGCTCGTCCTTCGCGTCGGTCAACAGCTTTTCCAACTCCGCCAGGCGCAACCGCTCGCCCGCGTTCAAGCCGTAGCCCAGCGCCGCGCCGAGCTGCTCGTAAAGATTCTCCGCGCCGCCCAGCGTGGACTCAAATTTCATCCAGCCATGCCGCGTCTTCGCGCCGACATGCACGCAATCATGCGCCACGCGAGCGACCAGGCCGAAGCCTAAGCAACTCACCAGCACTGAAGATTTCGTTGGCGTGGAACTTTGCACGCCGCGACTTTACGCGCTTATTGGCCATCTGTCTCACAAGCTGCGTTCTCTGCCAATCATGCTGTCTTTGCCAATGTTGCGGAGGGGTTTGCCATCCCGCGCCGATGGCGGATTATGGCGGCTCCGGAAAACAGTCAACAAAAAAGGCCCGGTACACTCCGGGCCTTTTGCTCATGGGAAATCCCGCACTATGCCCGTCACATTCACATGCGCGCTCCCCGAGGGAAAATACCGCTCATCCCGTTTCCAGATTGTCCCATCGAGATAAATTTGCGCGCTCAATTCAACCGGCGTCAGCGTGGGATTGGATGCGCTCAAGCTGACATCCGCGCCTATCGGCGCGTCAAATTTAATTGTCCATCCGGTATTGACCATGACGCGCGTCCATTTCCCGTCTGGTGTGCCATCGGGCAGGTGATAATAAACCTCCACCGCACCATAGGGATTGCCATTAACGGTGTATGTTACCTTGCGCATTTTCTCTTTCGGTAGTGTCGCTGATGCAATAGCTTTGGCTGGATGGGGTTGCGCCGCGGACGCTGCAGGCGTAGCAATGGCAGGAGCGGGTGTCTCAACCGGAGGCGGCGGCGCGCTCGTCACCATCGCACCGGGCGCGGGCGTTTGCGGCGAAGGCATAGCAACCGCAACGGGCGCGTTCACTGGCGAAGTTTGAGGAACGAGGCTCCATTGCTGGCGAATCCAAAGCCATGCGGGAATGAGCAAGATCAGGATGAGCAAAAGCAACCAACCATTCAGATCAATCCGGCGTTCGATTTTTTGGATCTGCTGGATTCTCGGTGCGTAATCCATTGAACGCGGCCCGGTGCTTAAGATGCCGAGCGGCGAAGCGGATGTCGAAAAAAGCGCAGCCACCTCGTTGGGGTCGAGCGTCGCCAAGTATTCGGCTTTGCCCTCCAAGTGAAGCCGTTCGTATTCAGCACGAGTGAGTTTCATGGCGTCGTGATATTCACCGCGGCAAAAAAGGTCAAGGCTTGTCGTCATGGATTGTCCCCGCGGAATTTATTAACATTCGGCAACTTTTGTTCATGGAAGTGGTATTAACATAGTTACCCCGCGCAGGCATTTACGCCATGTCGCAATTCCCCATCCGGCCTCCGCGACGATTCGCGGACGAACTTTGGCACTACCGGCGCGCGGCGATGCGCGCAAGGGATGCCGAGCATTTGCGGCGACTCGTGGGAATTCTCTTGGATGAATTGCTTGCCCGCGAAGTCATGTTGCGCGATCTGGGTCAGTTACCCGCAGCGGTCTACAATGTGGACGAAGCCCTGATGTTTGCCAAAGGCACATCCCTCACCCCGCTTGCTGGCGATGGCGGCGAACAAATTTTCCCGCCTCCATAGGATCGTAATTCTTTTGCGGTGGAGTGAGGGTCGGGGCTTTTTTCGGGCTATTACCGAATGGCTTGTGCGCCTCGGCGGCCTTTAGGCCTGCAGTAACTTTCTTAGTGGATCGGATTAATCCAATCACCGTTTTATAAATTTCCGGGTGATCATGCATCATATCATCCAGCGCTGCAAAATCTGCCTTAGTCAATGGAGGCCGATGTGGCTCTGTCGCCACATATCCTGCAAAAGCGACTTCTTCCGCATTGCTGGTTTCAATTTCGTGGCGCTTCTTCAAATCACCAATTACTGATTTAGTTTTGAGAATAATAAACCCGGACCGTTCGGGTGGTAGCGCTTGGCCATTATCCAAGCAGTTAATCGGCAAATTAAACTTCGCCTCCATTAGTCGCCGGGTGGATTCCTTGGGAAGAAAACCCGAAAGCCATTTTGAGACGACCCGCTGAGAAACGCCAATGCGCTCAGCGACCGCCTGTTGGGATAGGCGCTCTTGTGCCATTAGACGCTTGAGTTTGTCGGGAAAAGTCATGCCCCAAAAAAGTGCTAAAAATGCTATTGACTGTTTAGAACGTTTAGCACAACATTGCCTCAATGTTGCCCCGGATACACCGACAAGCGCAACAAAAATCAAACTCCCTAGAGCAATGACCCCAGCCAAAGCCAAACGAATTTTGAAACAGCGCGGATGGAGTTACCGTCGCGCGGGCGCGCCTCTGGGAGTGAATTGGAACCATCTCGCCAAGGTGCTTAGTGGTAGCCGGCAGAGTAAGGCGCTGCTGAAACGCATCGCCGAAATCAAACAATACGAACCTACGGAGGCCAGCCGATGAGCGCCGACTTCACCGTGCCTAAGAATACCGCCTCCGCGCGCTGGGTGCGCCTCCGCCGTGGCGTATCTATTTTCGTTATAAAGTCGGCTTCACCGCATGAGGTTGGTGAGTGTGAGACAGCGATTCGTGAAGCACTCGGTAAACTCCCGAAGGGAAAGGTGATCTTTATATGAGCGTCGATCACGCCAAGAAGCTGCGCCAGGCGCAGATGCTCTTCGATTACCGCCTGCCCGCGGGCGATTTCCTCACGCCCAAGCAGGTCGGCGGCGCATGCGGCTGGGATGCCGACTCCATCAAGCGCGCCTACGACGAGGGCAAAATCCTCGGCAACCACGCCTCCATGTCCGGCAAGGACAAAGCGAAGGAACGCGGCCAATATCGCATCCCCCGCGAATGGGCCGTTCTCTTCCTCGCTAGCATCGCCAATTACGGCCCCGACGAAGCCCTCGACTACATCGTCCGCATGGTCGCGCGCTGGGACAAATCTTTGAAGCACCAACTCCTCCAAAAATTAACCCAGGCGGCGTAGCCGCCGGGAGTTACCCCGAATGGGGGTCACCGCCATCAAATTCCAAAATTTATGTCCAAAAAAACCGATACTACCCCCACCGAACTTGTTCCCTCCGGCGAGTTATCCCTGCGCACGCAAACCGCCCTGGAACAGCTCGGCAAGAAAATCGGCCCAGCGCAACTGCACCGCCTTTATCTGGCCGTCGAACAGCAGCGCGGCAATTTCACCGTGGCATCCATCCAGTTCGGCCTCGCCCTGCTCGGCGTCAAAGCCAACACCGAGCATGGCAAGTTTCAGGACGTGCTTTCCGCCATCTTGAGCAAATCGGAAGCACCCGCTTCCGATTTGAATAAAGACGATGCCTGCCGCCAGTTACGCAGTTACTTGATGCTCGCCAAAAAGTTTCTCGAAAATATCGAAAGCGGCGATAGCCGCACTGCCTGGGCGGCGGCCCTTAAAGTGCAACTCCCCAAGGACGTTCCGCCTGGATTGGTCATTGCCGAGCATTTGCTTTCCGCTGGCGACGCCAAGTTTGGTCAGGCGCTGGGTGCCTTCGTCGCCGGTCGATCTCTCCGCCAGATGCTCGCCGACTTCCGCCAGGCTGACAAAGACGCCGAACTCGACGAGCTGGCTGACGAGCAACACGCCAATCGACGCCAGCGGCTTTCCCCCGAAGAGCAAACCGCCGCGCGCCGCAAGGAAGCGGAGCAGCTCTATTTCACCGAGTTTCTGCCCAAGGTGCAGGAATGTTTCCTGTGCGACAAGCCGACCTTCGAAAACCTGCCCCGCGCCGACCGCCAGAAGCTCGCCGACTCCCTCCACGCCGCCTTCGTTCGCGTTAAAAAATCCCTCTGAGTCTCCGCGCGATTAACCCCTTCCTACCATGTCTTCAACCGCCTTAGCCGCCTCCGTCGCTGAAATTCCCCAGGCCTGGCCCACCTTTCAGCCGCCCGAGGCCAACGACCCGACGTATTCCGACTGGTCCCGCCTGCGCGATGATTCCCGCGACTCCGTCAAGGAAGCCCTCTCCGTCTGCGAACAGGTATTTCTCCAACTCCGCGCCGGAAAAAAACTGACCACCGCCGCCAAGAATGTCGCCCGCATGATGGGCTGGGTCAGCAAGGCCGGTTGGAAAAAACCCGCGCGGCTCTGGGAGCAATACTCCGGCGCATCCTTCTCCTGGAAGGCCGTCGTCGACAAGCGCCACGAGCCGGAATGGTGGAACACCCTGGAGGAAAATATCATCCTGCCCGAGGGGGTGAAGGAACGCTTCAAAGCCCTGTCCGAAAAATGCGGCGGCTGCAAAACCGCCTACGAACTCCTGCTCGCCGAGTTCGACGCCTGGCGGCGCGGGCGCGGGCCCGCCATTCCCGGTTACGACTCGCCCCCGCCCAACGCCCCTGGCAAGCGCCACCCCGCCGGCTGCAGCTACGCCAACCTGATGCGCCACGGCTCAACCACCCTCGAGCTCGCCGCCGCCCGCGATGGCCGCGAAGCCGCGCTCAAGGAATTGCCCTCCGTGCGCACCACGCGCGTCGGCAGTTATGTCGGCGCGGAAGTCCAGTTCGACGACTTCTGGCACAATAACGCCGTCCGCGCCGCCACTTCCAAAAACAGCGGCGTGCGCCGCATCCTCGAATTCGGCGCGATTGACCATTACTCCGGCTTCATCTTCAAGTCCGGCCTCAAGGTGCGGATGCCCGATGAAAACGAAGAGCGCATGAAGCAGCTCTCGCAGGTTGATTTCATTTTCTACATTGCGTGGTTTCTCACCTGCGTTGGCTACAGCCCGCGCGGCACCGTGCTCAACGTCGAGAACGGCACCGCCGCCATCCCGACCTGGCTGGAAGAGGTGATCACGCGCCTCACCGGTGGCAAACTCGTGGACGGCCAGATGGTTGGCGCCAAGGTCACCATCCAACGCTCGGGCATGACCGGCGCGCCCGCCATCCCCGGCCAGTTCGCGGGCCGTGCCAAGGGCAATTTCCGAGCGAAAGCGCTCAAGGAGGGCATGGGCAAGCTCGTGCATAACCGCCTCTCGCATTTGCCCGGCAACGTCGGCACCAACTTCATGGCGCAGCCCGCCAAACACGACGGCGAGAAAAAGCACGACGAATTTCTGATGCAACTCGGCATCATCTTCCCCGAGCTGGCCAACGAATTGAAATACGCGCTCTGCAATCCCGTCACCTTCATTGCCAAGGTGCATGAAGTGCAGGATCAGATCAATCGCCGTCCCGATCACGAAATGGAAGGCTGGGACGATGACGATCTGTGGGCGCGCGAGTTCACTTTCGATCCCGACGCCGCCGAACCCCACTGGCAGCCGCTGTCCGCGCTCGACAAGCTCCCCGCCGACAAACGCGCGATGGCCGATGCCATGCTCGCCGCCGATGTCCGCTGCACGCGCAATCGCCGCTTGCAGCCCGCTGAGGTCTATGCCGCGGGCAAGGACGAATTGATCCGCCTGCCGTTCAGCGCGTTGCCCGAGCTGCTGGGCCGCGAGCTTTCCCTGCGGAAGCCGGTCGAGCGCAAATGCTTTGAGATCGGTGGCACCTTCTTCCTCGCCGAAGTCCGCGACAAGGCTGGCTTCCCGCGCCAGCTCGAAAACGGCGAGTGGTATCGCGTGTTCCTCAATCCCTTTGCCCGCGACCGCCTCATCGTCTGCGACGAAAAGACCATGGCCTACATCGGCGAATGCGTGCCCTGGAACATCCCCAAGCGCGCCGAGGCCGACGCCATTCACGCGCAGACCGGCCAGCGCGAGCGGATATTCAAGGACGCCGTGGCCGACCTCACCGTGCGCGCGGGCATCGGCAACGGCGAGCACCACGCCGCCAACACCCGCGCCATCAACACGCTCGCCAACAAACTCAAAGCCTCGCGCCCCGGCCCTAACCAGGCCGCGATTGACCGCCGCAACCGCCGCGCCGCCGCGAGCGACGGCGACATTTCCGAGCTGATGGAAACACCCACCCGCCCGTCTGCCTTGGACAACTTCGTGGAAGTGGCGGCCAATTCACCGGAACACCTCGGTATAAAGCGGGAAGATAACCCAGCCGCAGAGCGGCGGGAGTTACCCTCGGATGAGGGCGACGATCTCTCCCTCCTTCTCAACCACTCCGACGACTCCGATGTTCCGGAGGAAAATCGCCCTTTTTGATTAACAAAAAAACGGCCGCCCGACGCTGATACGCCGGGCGGCCAATTCAAAACTAACATGATTACCGACAAACAATCTGGCGGCGCTGCCGCCGAAAGTCAAATCGATACTCCGGTGCTTAACACCTCCGGCGGATGGAACATCCCTGGCGACGTGGTCGCCGCGGGCATCGCCAAATACGATCCGAAATATCACGACGATCTTCACTTCGGCTACGAGCACGCCCGCGCTCAAGGCTGGTCGATGCGCGAGGCGGCGGACAATTATTTTATCGACACTTCCACGCTGTCGCGCGTTTACCGCGGCGAATACAAATCACCCGGCACGAGCCTGATGCTGCCGCCACCCGCGGCGTTGCTTTCAGTTATCCGCGAAACGCGCGAAAATCTGCGCGAGGCGGTGCACACCAAAAAGGTGCGGGTCATGACGCCCACGGTCAAAAACATCTGGGATTTGTGCCATATGGCCTGGCAGGATCGCGCCATCGGTTTTCTCTACGGGTTTTCCCACTTGGGCAAGACGGAGGCGCTGGAATGGTTCCGCGATGAAAACAACCACGGCAAAACGGTCTATGTCGATTTGCAGCACGCGCAAGGCGTGCATGGCCTCTATAAGCAATTCGCAGTGGCCTTGCGCCTCTCCGTTGACTGCGGTTCGGAAAAACTGGCGCGCCGCATCATCAGTGCCTTGCGCCCCGCTGGCACGCCGTTTTCCCGCCGCTTCGTCATTCTCGACGAATTTCACTCGATCACGCACAGCTACCAGAAGAACAGCGCCATCAAAATGATCAACGCCATCAAGGCCATCAAAGACGCGGCGAAGTGCGGCATGGTCATTTGTGGGACGGATGTGGCGCGGGAAGAAATGACCGACGAGAACGAATCGCACGATTTCAAATTCCTCCAGCAAATCCGCCGCCGCGGCATCCTGGAGCTCAACCTGGCCAAGGCCATTCCGGTTGGCGACGTGCGCGCCATCGCTGCCCACTACAATCTGCCCTTTCCGACCTACGCCAGCATTTGCGCCAAGGTGGAGAAAATGCCGGGATGCAGCATCGAAAAACTCCTGCGCGGCAAAACGCGCATCGCCGACGACTGGAAAAATTTGCAACTCGCCTTTAACGACGAGCAATTCACCTGCCTCGATGAAATCGCCTGGCATTTCGGCATTGAGCGCCTGTTCAAGCAATTCCAGCACGCCGCCATCATCGCCAAAAAACGCGGCAAGCCGATCGGCTGGGAGCACTTTATCAACGCTCACGACATCTACTTCAAATTCAAAACCCCAGTCGCCGTCTAACCTCACCCAGACGCAAAGCGGCGGGAGTGATCCCGAGCGCAGCGAGTGGACCAACCCATGACTGCCATGCACGCGCCCCTCCGTTCCTTCCGCCATCCGCCCGCGCCCCATGGCCGCTGGCTCCTGCTCGAGATCATTGGCTATTTCCTCGGCGCGCTTCTTCTCGCCTTCGCCATCGGCCTCGCCCTCGGCGCGGACCTCGTCGGTATGCAACTTCACTAACCAAAAACACCATGAGAAAAGATTACTACATCCTCGAAACCGGTGAGCCGCGCGCCCGCTGGGAAGCCTATTGCGTCCGCCGCACCGATTTTTTCGAGCGCGTCAAAGCGTTCGCCAAGTCGCATGGCGCGGCCAACGTCGCCACCGCCGCCAATCCGCTGGGAACGAAATTGGTCGCGCTGATTTTCAAGGGCGCGCGCCCGCCGGCGTGGCGCAAATTCGAGGGCGAGGTTGCGTTGCAACCGGGCTTCTGCGCTGGCGCGCCACGTCCGCGCTTTCAGGAGTTGGTCGCCGAGTTCGACGCCTTCCGACTTCCGCCCGTCGTCAATGATCTCGACGAGTTGTTTAGCTTTGGCGACGAGGCGGTGACGGAGGGCGCGCGCGTGTTTTTCCCGAATTGCGGGAAAATGGGCGACAGCATCGTCCTGGTCATACCCCGCAATGACAGCGATCCGATCATCCAGGCCGCAGGCGCGCGCCTGCTTAAACGCTGGGAGTTCGAGAAGCTCGTCGACGAAGCCAAGGAAGCCGCAGTAGCAAAACTCGCCTCAGAAACCGCACCTCACCCAGCCGACGATGTGGGGGGGTTTGATCCCGAGCAACGCGTGGGACAGCCGCTCGCAAAATAATTCCTCCAATTCTGTTAATTCTGTCCAAAAAAACACCTCCCATGACCACCACGACCGAAACCACCATCACCGACGAACTCGGGCCGCTGCTTTCGCAGTATGCCGCCGAGCGCAAAGTCTTGCGCGAGCGCGTCACCGTCCTTCAGGACGAACATAATACATTAAGGCGCCGATTGCTGCCGGGCATCAAATCCGCCGCCGAGCGAACGACAGAGCTGCGGGTCAGAATCCGCGAGTCGTTGCTGGCACACCGCACGGAGTTTGACGCGCCGCGCCCGCGCACCGTCACGCTCTTCGGCGTTAAGGCGGGATTCCAAAAGGCCAAGGGGAAAATCACCTTCGCGGACGCCGACAGTGTGGTGGAAAAAATCAAAAAGTTTTTCCCCAACCAGCTCGCCGCCTTGGTGGCGCTCAAGGAAACACCCGACAAGGCTGGGCTGGCGGAACTGTCAGCGGCGGACCTCAAGCGCTTGGGCTGCGCGATCGTCGGTTCCGGCGACGAAGTGATTATCAAAACCCCCGCCGATGAAATCGACAAGCTGGTGGATGCCCTGCTCAACGCCGGCGATGAGGAAGGCGGCGCGTCGTGAGCCAATCCAATTTTCCAGTCTACGCCAAGAGGGGTCAATCCGAACCATGGAAAAACAAAGTCGCCCAGGAGCTTAATCATCTTATCGGACGCGCGGAATGGACGACAGGTTCGTTTGACCCACTGGACCAAACCGATCGCGACTTCATTGCCGCAGTGCGGGCAATCACCAACCGCGTCGCCATCTTCGAGGAGATTGCCACGGTAGAAGAATTGAGTAGCGTTCGCCGTCCGGGCAAATGCCGCCTCTGCGGCTGCACCGATAGGGACTGCCGGCAGTGCATCAAAAAGACTGGCAAACCGTGCCGTTGGGTTGTGCCAGGGCTGTGCTCGGCATGTGTGCCACTCTCACCCAAAAAGAAAGGCCGCACATGAGCATCGCGGTGCACCGCGATGAGATTGCGGTCGCCTTTTCCCTTCACCGCTTAATCCGACTCCACGAACGCCCTGACCTCGTCGCCCTCGAAAAATTCAACACCCGCGACTGGCGCAAGCTGTCGCTCCCCCAACTCCAACAACTCAACGCCATTTTACTTTCCCGCCGGGCCGCAAAAGAACGGGCGGCCCATGCGGAAAAACAACAACTCAAGCTACCGTTCTAAAAATCGAAAATCACGATCATGAAAAGCAAACAAGTAATCATCCGCACCCGCTCCGCTGGCGTTTTCGCCGGTGAGTTGGTGTCGCTTAAAGACAACACCGCTGAACTCAAGACGGCCCGGCGCCTCTGGTATTGGGATGGCGCAGCCACGCTGAGTCAGCTTTCCGTGGACGGCACGAGCAAGCCGGACAAGTGCAAATTCCCCTGCGCAGTTCCCAGCGTGATTCTGCCCGAGGTCATCGAAGTTTTGCCGCTCAGCGACAAAGCCCGCAAGTCCATCGACTCGGTCGCGATCTGGAGCGCTTAAATCCGCGCGCTTCGTCCGCCAACGCACAAACATCAACGCACAAAAACATGACATCACAATCTACTATCAAATCTGGCTATGGCGATGGCTCTGGCGATGGCTATGGCTCTGGCGATGGCTCTGGCGATGGCTATGGCGATGGCTATGGCGATGGCTATGGCTATGGCTATGGCTCTGGCTATGGCTATGGCTCTGGCTCTGGCGATGGCTCTGGCTCTGGCTATGGCGATGGCTCTGGCTATGGCTCTGGCTCTGGCGATGGCTCTGGCTATGGCGATGGCGATGGCTCTGGCTATGGCTCTGGCTCTGGCGATGGCTCTGGCTATGGCGATGGCTCTGGCGATGGCGATGGCTCTGGCTAAAAAAATCGTTAGCCCGGCGGAACGCGCTCGGCGCTGACGCGCCTTCGCAGGTTCCGCCGGGCCGGGCGAGATTCAACTAAGCACCAAGAACGAAGAATCAAAATTCCATGCCCCCCCCCGACACCCATTATTTGCCCGCGCCTTTCACGCCTGCCGAACGGGAGGCGTTTGAATCCATCCGCGCCCAACTGAAAAAACTTTTTCCCATGTTCGCCCTCGTTGCCGTCAAGGACCCGGACACCAGCGCCGCCATTACGATCTGCGCACACAACAAGCGCGACGCTGAGGACATGGCCTATTCTCTCATGCTCGCCGTCAAAACGAGCCGACCCCACGAAAAAAATTAACGCTATGGACAAACCCATTCTATTTTCCGGCCCGATGGTGCAGGCTATTCTCGACGACCGCAAAACGCAAACCCGGCGCGTGATCAGGCCGGTGCCGGATAACGTCGAGGGTGATCGGCCATGCGTGTATTACAATCGCGTGGGCAACGACCTGGTCATGCCAGTTCAATGCCGCTATCAGGTTGGGGATCGTCTTTGGGTGCGGGAAACTTGGCGCGTGAACAAGTGCTATGACGGCCTGAAGGTCGCCGCGGTCCATACCGCCATGGGCGGCGACGTGGAAGGCTGCATCTCCTATCGCGCCGATGTTAACGGCCCGACAGGTTGGCCGGGAAAATGGCGACCGTCCATATTTATGCCCATGTGGGCGTGCCGTCTCTGGCTTGAAGTCGTCAGCGTGGGCGTCGAACGCGTGAGGGACATTTCCGAATCAGATGCTCAGGCCGAAGGCTGCGCCACGGCCTTTCCCGCGGGCGGTGGCACGCCTAATTACCGGCGTGGCTACGAACGGCTCTGGGATTCGCTCCATGCCAAGCGGGGGGTTGGCTGGCAGCAAAATCCGTGGGTCTGGGTGATCACTTTCAAGCGGACGGAAGGGGGCCAGTCGTGAACTTCCTGACCCACGAAGCGCAAAATGAGTTTGCCCACATTGCGGGCGTGCTGATTGGCCGTCACGGCCTGACGCGCCACGACCTCACCGACGACACGGGTCAGCGGGTCTATCTCCCCACCTACGGAGTCTATGTGTATGTTAAAAAGCCCAAGGTCAAAAATGACATACAGTCCGCAGGAAGGAGCGCATCCAAGTGAAAATCTCCGGCGGAGATTTCTTCTGCGGTGCCGGCGGCTTCACCGAGGGCGCGCGGCAGGCCATCGTCGCCAAAGGTGGCGAAATGACGGACTGGCTGGCGATCAATCATTGGCCACGCGCCGTCGCCTCGCATTCCGCCAACCACCCGAAGGCGCGGCATTTGTGCATCCGGCTGGATCAGGTGCGTCCGGAGGATGCCGCGCCGCGCGGCTGGATGGACATTCTGCTCGCATCGCCCGAATGCACCGGCCACTCCAATGCGCGGGGCGGCAAGCCGACAAACGATCAAACCCGTGCGGGGGCGTGGAGCATCATCGAGTGGGTGAACAAAATCCACATCGAAACCATTCTCATCGAAAACGTGCGGGAGTTTCGCAAGTGGGGTCCGCTCAACAAACGCGGCAAGCCAATCAAGCGGCTCGCGGGGCAAACCTACCAGGCGTTTCTCAACGCGCTGCGGGCGGCGGGATATACGGTCGAAGATCGGCTGATCAACTGCGCGGACTATGGCGATCCGACCACGCGCACGCGCTTATTCATCCAATGCCAGCGCACGCGCCCGATTTGCTGGCCCGAGCCGTCACACGCCGGCCAATGGCGCGCGGCGCGCGAGATCATCGACTGGTCCCTCAAAGGTCAGAGCATTTTTTCTCGGAAAAAACCGCTTTCGGAAAAGACACTGGCGCGAATCGAGGCAGGATTGGTGAAGTTTGGATTGGGGGCATTTGTCGCGGAGTGGGATCAGCAGGGGGGGTGGGGTCGAGCCGCGCAAAGTGGGATTCGGTCAGAGGGACAACCGTTGAGCACGGTTTCGACAAAAGCCCGGCATGGATTGGTTGAACCGTTTGTCGTGCGCTTTCAAGGCGATCATAAAAACAGGGACAACTCTAAGCGGCTTGTGCAAAGCACGAAAAAGCCTTTGTCCACTGTCACTTCAGAAAACCGTTTTGGAATTGCTGAACCCTATTTGATCAGCCTGCGCGGAACAAGTCCCGAGCAACTTAAAATGACGGCGACTAGCATTGATAAGCCATTGCCGACTGTCTCTACCGGTGGAATACATGCCGGCGTTGTTTCTCCTTACCTTGTTCAAACGGCACACGGCAATGACGACCGAACGGGCAACGAGCGCCGCGCCAAAAGCGTGGATAAGCCCTTGGCGACGGTGCGCGGCGCGAAGGAATGGGCCATTGCCGAACCGTTCCTCGTGCAAACCGCCCATACGGGCAAACGCCGCGCCCGCAGCCTGAAAGAACCAATGCCCACGGTCGCCGGCAACCGTGGCGATTGCGCGGTCGTAGAGCCGATGATTTTAGGACAGCAAAGTTGTAGCGCCGCGCGCTCAGTGAAAAAGCCTTTGCCTACAGTGGCGACCGATGGTGCCATCGCCTTGGTGTCGCCTTTTCTGACTCCCTATTATGGATCGAGCAAATCGTCGGACATCAAGGAGCCGTTGCCAACCGTTACCGGGCGCGACCGCTTTGGTTTGACCATGCCGGTGGTTAAAATCGGCCGTAAAAAATATCTGGTGGATATTCTATTCCGGATGCTGCAACCGCATGAGCTGGCCGGAGCGCAGGGTTTTCCGAAGGAATACCAATTCACCGGCAACAAAAGTGAGGTCGTCAAACAAATCGGCAACGCCGTGCCCGTGAATACTGCCAGCGCACTGGTCACAGCCGCTCTTTTCGGCAACCGCAAGAAAGCGAGGGCCGCGGAATGAGCATCACCGCTGAGTTTCCCGCAGTGACACCGCACAACCTTGACGCCGAGCAGGGCTTGCTGGCGGCGTGCCTGATTGACGAGCATGGTGGCGACGTGTTGAACGACTGCCTAGCGGCGAAAATCCGCCCGGATTATTTTCACGATGCGCGGCATTATCTCATTTTCGAGGCCATGCTGGCCCTCGCCGCCGCGGGTGTCCCCGCCGATGAAATCCTCGTCGCCAATAAGCTCAAGGACGCCGGGCAGCTCGAACGCATCGGCGGCCATGCCTATCTTTATGAAATCACCAATCGCATTCAGACGACCGTCCACGCGCGGCATTGGATGCAGCTCATCCGCGACAAGTTTTTCCTCCGCCAGCTCATCCGCACGTCGCAATGGACCGTCGAGCAGGCGCACGGCCACGGCGCGGCAAATGTCTCCGAGCTGCTCAACGCCGTGGAGAGCGCGTTCTTCGCCATTCAGCAGGATACCGTCTCGGACAATGCCGAGCTGGTCGCCAAGTCGGTTGATATTGCGGCGGCTTCTATCCAAAAAATGCTCGCGCGGCGCGGCGAGGTGAACGGGGTGCCGAGCGGGTTTACCGACCTTGACCGGTTGACCTTCGGTTTCCATCCGGCGGAAATGATCGTGATCGCGGCGCGGCCTTCGATGGGCAAGACGGCCATCGCCCTGAACATCGCGGAGAATGCCGCGCTGCCCGCGCCGCGGGAAACCCGCGCGGCCATCCCGGCGCTGATCTTCAGCCTGGAAATGTCCGCCGAGCAGCTCGCGCTAAGGATGCTATGCTCAAACGCGCGGGTGGACATGCAGAAATTAAAGGACGGCTTTTGCGATCGCAAAGAGGCGCTGGCCCAATCCTCGGCGGCGTTGAAGGCTGCGCCGCTGTGGATCGACGCGAGCGCGAACCTGAACATCCTTGAAATGCGCGCCAAGGCGCGGAGGCTGCATTCCCGGCAGAAGCTCGGCATGGTCATCATTGACTACCTGCAACTGCTGTCGCCAGCTGGGAATTACAATAACCGAGAGCAGGAGGTCGCCGAGGCATCGCGCGGCATCAAGGCGATGGCGAAGGAATTGGGCGTGCCGGTCATTGTGCTGGCGCAGCTCAACCGCGAAAGCGAAAAGGAGAAGCGTCAGCCGCGGCTGTCTGACCTGCGCGAGTCGGGCTCCATTGAGCAGGATGCGGATGTGGTGCTATTGCTATCAAAGCCACGCGACCAAAAGGACGGCGAAGAGACGGGCGCGGAGCTGGCGGTGAAGCGCGAATTGATCATTGCCAAAAACCGCAACGGCCCGGTGGGGCAGGTGGATTTGACTTTCAACAAACGGCTGACGCGATTCGAGAATTTTACGGCGCTATGAAAACTACCACCCAACAACGCCGCCGTCGTCGTTTCCAGTCGCCCACACGCCGGGGTTTCTGGCGGCTCTGGCTGGCCGTCTGCCGCCGCGAAGGCATTGAGCCAACCGACGAGAAACGCCACGTGCTCTATTGGCAGGCGCTGGGCTACGAAAAACGCCAGAAGGATTTCGGCCCGAAGGAATGGGACTTGGTGTTTCGCGTGCTCAAGTTACGGCTGGCCGGACTGAACCCCGAAGGCCCGGAGCGACTCCCTGGCATTGCCGAGGCCGGGGAACGCGCGCGCAAGGTCTACGCCATCGAGCAAATTCTGCCCGAGGCTTACATCCTCGCCGTTGCCCGCGACAAATTTGGCTGCCTGGCCGATTGGCGCAATCTTCCCCTAGAGAAGCTTGACCAGCTTCGCATCACCCTGATCGAACGCGCCCGCGCCAAAAAACGAGCCGGCCAACGCGAATCTCAACAGGTGACCGATAGCGCATCTTCTCCTCTGAAATCTGAAATCAAGGGATTTTCGGGCACAATCATCGTGGATGAAATCAACGACGACTATTACACTGAATGAGCGCCGCCCAACAGGACTTTTCCTCCTCGCTCTTCCGCGCCGCCGAAGATGATCCGCGCGTTGACCGATTCGTCTCCTGGCTTGCCGGTCGTGGTTGGGTTACTGCCGCGCAAGTCCATGAAGCGCTCGACTGGTCGGATCGGGATGTTCGTTCGTTCGCCGAAGCCAGCGATGGTCGCGTTATCAGCGGCCAGAAGGGTTACAAACTGACGCGCGAAGCCAACCCCGACGAAGCCAGCCAGGCCGCAGACTGGCTCAAAAACCAAGCCGCCAAGATGACCGCCCGCGCCATAAAAATCCAGCGGGTGTTCCACGCCCACCGCCCGCCCTAATCCGCGACGACATGACCCCTGCAAGCGCCATGCACGCTTTGTTGCAGGCCGCTGAAATAATGCCCAAACCTCTGCGAAAGGGCACATTTAGGCATCAAATATGCCCAAACCTCGGGCGCGAGACAAAACCTCTCGTAAGTCATTGATTTACGGCATTGTCCGGTGAAATCCGGCCATTTCCGCCTATGCCCAAACCTTTTGCGACTTTGCTGCTGTTGAAAGGGAGCGGAAGGGGAGGGATTCGAACCCCCGGAACCTTTCGGTTCAGCGGATTTCAAGGCCGCCGCAATAGTCCACTCTGCCACCCTTCCGGGTTGGTTTCTAGCTGGAGGCGGAGGGTGAGTCAAGAAACGGAAAGCGCGGCGGTGCTCAAGATCGCCTCGCTCCCGCGCCCGTTTTTGGCATCGCTTCCCGTTGGCCGATTTCCACAATGGCTGGCTTCCGGCCGCCATGGGAAATAAACCAAAAAACCGCGACCGCAACCCGTTGCCCCGCACTCCGGTTGCCGCCACTCCCGGCAAAACCATGCCTGCGGCCATGACGGCCAAGGAAGGCTTGGCGCTACTCAACGCTTTTGCAGCGCCCGTTGCGACGACCAAACGCCCCAGCAACCCGTGGCTCGCGCTCCAACTCATGGCCCTCGGACTGGCCTTGGGCTTGGTCGCCTATGCGGCCTACGCGAATTCCTTCCACACCGGGCTGGTGTTGGATAATTCCGTCATCATCGGCACGGATCCGCGCATTACCGCCGTGAATTACCCCAATATCGAGGCCATCTTCACCCGCAATTATTGGTGGCCCGCGTTTGAGAGCAACCTCTACCGTCCGCTCACCACGCTTACTTACCTGTTCAATTATGCGGTCATCGGCGGCGGCCATTCCCCCACGGACCCTTTTGGCTACCATGTGTTTAATTTTATTTTGCACTGGGCCAATGTCGGCCTGGTGCTGGTGATCGTGCGGCGGCTGACTCAACGATTGGATGTCGCGGTGCTGGCCGCGGCGCTGTTCGCGGTGCATCCCGTCAATGTCGAATCCGTCACCAACATCATCGGTCGCGCGGATTTGCTGGCGACGCTTTCCATCCTCCTCGGCGTCTGGTGCTACGTGCGCGCGGCGGACACTTCGGGCTGGCGTAAATTTCTCTGGCTGACGGGAACGGCGGTTAACGCCATCTGGGGCGGCTTCACCAAGGAAAGCGCCATTCTGATTTGCGGATTTGTTTTTCTCTACGATATGCTCTGGCGCTGGCCTGCGTTGCCGGGAGCTACTTTTTTCAAGCGCGTCCTCCGCGCCCTGGTGGAATTTGGCCTGAAGGGCTGGATTGCCGTGGCGCCGGGGGCGGTGCTGGTGCTCGTGGTGCATTTTTACATGAAATTCCACTCGCCCGTTTTCGGCGAGGTGTATGTGGACAATCCGATCTCCGGCGCGGACTCCTGGTGGCACGGCTGCATGTCGGCAATTTACATTCTGGGGCGCTACCTCGCGCTGATGGTTTTTCCCCGCACCCTTTCCTGCGATTATTCCTATCATCAAATTCCGCTCTATGGCGAACCGGGCGCGGGGGCGGTGAACCTGCTCGCGTGGGTGTCGCTGGCGGCGATTGTCGCGCTCATCGCCTGGGCGATAAAATGCTGGCGCACCCAACCGCTCTATGCCGCGGGCATCGGGATATTTTTTATCATGCAGTTGCCGACGGCCAACCTGCTTTTCCCCATTGGCAGCATCATGGGCGAGCGCTTTTTGTATCTGCCCTCCCTCGGCTTTTGCATGGTCGCGGCGCAAACTTTTTCCCTGCTCATGGATAAGCAAATTCCGCTTGCCGGCGCAAACCGCGGCCGGCGCATCGCCGCGCGGGGGATTCTTCCCGCCATCGCGATTTTCGCGCTGGGTGCGCGCACCTACGCGCGCAATGCCGACTGGAAGGACGAACTTTCGCTTTGGCAAAGCGCCGCCGCCGCCGAGCCGGGCAGCTTCAAGGTGCATAAGGGCCTGGCCAACGCCATCATGGGGCAGGCGGTCAAACAGCACCCCGGCGATTATATCGCCCAGGAAAAAGCCCTCGACGCCGCCATTGCCGAGGCGGAAAAAGGCCTCTTCATCCTTGACCACCCGCTCTTGCCCACGGCGCGACAAGACAATACGCTGTTTCAAGACATGGGCCGCTTTTACACGGCCAAGGGCCAATATCTGGAGCACCGCAACCAGCCGGACGAGGCAAAAGCCGCCTACCAAAAAGCCGTGGATATTCTTTTGCGCGCGGTAGAAGTGGACCATTACGCCAATCAGGCCTCGCGCGCCAGTTCGCTCCAGCGCGGGCGCCCGGAATCCGAAATCGTCGATGTGGGCAATTTCAACGTCTACATTCTGATCACCATGGCCTATGGGCACCTGCGCGACTGGCCCAACGCCGAAGCTTCCGCGCGCTATGCCCTCCACTTGGCGCCGCTGGAGGCCAAGTGCTATCGGCTGCTGGCCGATGTCCTGGCCAACTCGGGCAAACTGCCGGATGCTTCCGTCCAAATTTTGGAGGCGATGCTGCTCAATCCGAACGACCAAGATTTATGGCAAATTCTCGCTACCTACTTTCAGGCCATGGGCTTCAATCCGAACCCCATCACGCCCGTCGGCGACCACTTTTCCCTCAATCCCTCCGATCCCCGTGTCCGCCAAATGCTCAATCAGGCAGGCGTGGGCCTGGTGCAAAGCCTGCTGGTTTATAAGCAACCGGGACTGGCGGAACAGATACGCCAAAAGTGCGTCACCGCTTACCAAATCCCGCCCGAATTATTTGACCAAAAGTGACGCGCAAATAAATTTCCTAAGGGGTATTGACGCATTTTGCAGCATAATCACATGGCAGCCCTCACTTGTTGGGGCGTCGCTTGCGACGGACCTGTTTGATTTTACGATGCAGGGGGCCGTCGCAAGTGTACTGACCGGAGACATGGTTTACAGGTGTTCGGGGACATGGTTTACACTTGGCGACTCATAGCTTGGGGGCGTAGCCCCCAAGCTATGAGTTGGAAAATCCAAAACCTC